CCCCTCAATCTTATCTACTAATAATCTACTGGTCATACTATTGTATACACTCCGTTAACTGTAACAGTAGCACTTGAAACTGTAATCGGACCTGCTGATAGTCCATTTGTGCCACTTGGTATTGTTATATCTGCTGTAATACTGTTGCCGTTGGTTCGTATTATACTATTGTTTCCCAGAAAAGGGTAGCGTGTATCTGATTCTGCTTTGGAGTAACTATTAGCTATTGTGAAAGCATCATAAACAATTATTTCTATAACATCATTAAGAGAAGCTCCTGTTTCCAGTACCATTGTTGTACCAGAGGTAGCTGTATAATCTGTAGAAGGCTTTAATAATACCCCATTCTGAAACACATCAACATATTCACCATCTGGATAGGAAAGAGAATTTGCATTGGCATCTGACCCACTAAACGAGGTCTGCCCTGCTGTGGCTTGGTATATAAACCTAGTCCTTACTCCTTGATTTGGTGCTTTCCCTATATATGGCATTAACCGTCCTCTAACTTTTTGATACGAGTTTCTAGTGCATCATTCTTTGCTGATAATTCTTGTATGGCTTTGGTAAGCATTGGTATTAGAAAGGAAGGTGCTAAACGCTGTCTGCCATCATCATTCTCTGACCAAAACTCATCATAATTTTTTACCTCTGAATGATTATCTAATACTGTCTTTACTTCTTGTGCTATAAAACCGTGATATAATTCGTCTTTAGCGTTCATAACTCTTGTTGTAGAGTCTTTTACATAAGCTCTGTGGTCTGATGGTATATCTTTCTCCATTTTCCACTTGTAAGTAACAGGTCTTAAATCATTTATAAACCCAAGTCCTGCTGTAGATGTTTCTATACTTTCTTTATATCTCTGGTCAGAAGGTGCAGAAATAGATGTGCCACCGTTAGATACAGCACTATCTGAAGCTCCTGTACCAAAAGTAAAAGAACTGTTTCCACTTGCTGTCACACTGTTCCCTAAAACAGTTTGGTCAAACGCACCTGTAGCACTTACATCACATTGATACCCAACAACTGTACATCTGTTTGCTGTAGTGCCAGTATCACCTGCACCAAGCCCAAAAAAACTATTATGTTCGCCTGTTGTAATAGCACCACCAGAACCATACCCAACAGCAGTATTATTTCTTGCAGTTGAGCTTGCAGTTGTTTGTAATTTTAAAGCACCCCAACCTACGGCAACATTATTATTGTCACCCACCATTGTTTTTCCTGCTTCACCACCAATTAATACATTGTTAGTGCCAATAGTAAGGGCGGCTCCTGCTTCATATCCAACAAACACACTTTGCACACCAGTTGTAAGAGCTGTTCCTGCTTCAAAACCTACAGCTACGTTAAGATTGTCAGCATCAGAATTTTGATTTGCTAAAGAAGCATGACCTACTGCAACATTTTTACGTCCTGTATCTTCAGCACCTAATGCATCTCTACCAATAGCTACGTTGTTAAATCCTGTAGTTAAAGCATCACCTGCTTGATACCCTAAAATAGAATTTGCGTATCCTGTATTAACACTTTCTCCTGCTTTATATCCTACTACACTATTATTGTCTCCTGTAGTGATTGCTGTACCTGCTTCATCCCCTATACAAACATTATAATTACCACCACTTTCGATAGAGTTACCTGCATTTACTCCTCCTATAAAGTTTGAAGTACCTGCTGTATCAGTAGTTATTTCGTCAACAGCACCTATACCTTTGCCTGTTATTTTAGTTAAAGCCACTTCTTACTCCTATGGTTTACTTGGAAAGGTTACACTACTCATGTCTAATTGACCATTACTATCTAGCTTTGGGTCGGAACTTGCAGGTAAATCTCTAAGCTGTTGTCTATACGTTTTCATGTTATTTGACATAGTTACATCGCCTAACGCTGTCCAATCGGTTTCTGCTAGTAATCTATCTCTTTCTACACGAAGTAATCGCATCGGTTCACGGCTTTGTAGTAACGTCTTTTCACCTGATACCTGCTCCCAAGTCACACCCCAGTCTTTAGGGTCTGCACTTTCTATAGCTGTGCCACTACTATCTGCTCCTGTGACTTTGCGAAACATAGAGTTAAACTCATCTTCGCTTGTAGGTTCTCCCCTCAGTACCCATTCTTTAATTCCTAAACTCGTTAATGCTGTTGCTATTGTTGTCATTGTGCTATCTCCTGTAAAACCATTGTTGACTTTGTATCTCCGTTGAGAGCATTATAGTTATTCCAAAATACTGTTCCTGCACTATTTTGTAGCAAATATATTTGGTAGACAATGGAGCTTGTTGAACCTGCTGTTTCATAATAGTGATACGAATTTGAATACGTTCCGTAATGAGCTTCATCACCTGCTGTGGTATAACCCATTGTGCTTTGAAACCTATGTACGCTAGAAGCACCTGCTCCACCAATATCTTTATAAAGTTCTTGTATACAATGTCTACCAGTTGAACTCATATACATTCCGTTGAGGCTGACCTGAACTAAGATTTTACTAGTGCTGAATTTAGGTGTTATCGTAGCTGTAACTGGAATTGAAAAGGCAGATGTACTGGTTGAACTCCCATACGTTTCATATTCCGAATAAACAGTTTGAATTACTACACCAGCAGGGAAAGCCACTGTTCCTGCTGTTGTCTTACCCTGTATGGTGTCTACTGAGAGTGTACTCATTGGGCAATCTCCATAGCTGTGATGTTAACCAATCCTGATGATTGCTGACCTACGTTTACTTGATTTGTGTTATAACTTTTTAATTGTCCTTTATATATACAAGTATCTGTTGTTGCAGGAGAATCTAAAAAACTATAAGACATAGAACACATAAATTCTTGAGTAGTAGGGGTTGTTATTCCTTGTCTGTCTGCAACTTGACAAACATCTGAAAAAGAGCCACCATTTATGTTTCTTACAATTTTTAGATAAAGTGAATTTGCCGCATCAGTATTAGTAACAAAAGTATCTGGAAAATTTGCAACAATCAAAACTTTACTAGTGGTATATAATGGAGTAATGGTAACACTCATTCCACTTATATCAGCATAAGATGTCGAGGTTGATTGTGTTCTTGCACCACTAGAAGAACCATTTACAACCTGCACCACATACCTATTCGTGCCATCTGCTGTCTGTCCTCGTAAGTTGTCTACTCTTAATGTACTCATTGTTTATCCTAAAAATGTAACATTAAAGTAAAAGTATCGTTGTTCGTCATCAGAAGGGTGTGTTACTGTGTCTGATTGTGTTCTCATCATTGAAGCTACTGATTTACCTGCTATTAAATGTTTACAAAAATGTATACCACCAGTTATATCCTGCTTCTCTGCAAAATTCCAAAGTGTTGTAAGACCTTGATTACTATCATTACTATCCCCTGTAACAACTCCTAAACCTATATAATCACCTACTGTTTCAGCATATCCAAACCATAGATTAATCATATAAAGTCCTGATATGGGTACAGTAAATATTCCAGTCGAATTGTCATAATGATTTCCATAATTTTCAGTAACAGTAGAAAAATTTCTCATAAGTTTCCAATTAGAATCAAGGGCTGAACCATTAATAGTTGGACCTGCACTTGCGTTATCTGATGTAGCTGAAAACCCTAATGCAAAAAAATGAGGTCTTGCAGTTGTAGTTAATAAACGTCCACTACTATCTATTGTCTGAGCCGTAGTGCCATTGGTGTGCTTTATATTTTGTACTAGAAGATTGCTCATATTATTGCTAGATTACCTCCAGAGTTTACTGTGATGGTTATACCAGAAGATACTGTCAAAGGTCCTGTGGCTGTGGCATTCTCTGTTGCCTCTATCGTTGTGTCCACATCTACAGTTTGTGAGTTAACTCTAAACATACCACCATTCTTAAAGTTGCCTTTGTTCTGTGTGGGTATCGTAATACTTGTATCTGTTGCACCAAGATACATAACAAAGATATTGCCTGTACCACTTGATGGAGCGGCTGTAAATGTAAGATTTGTGCCATTTGGCACTGTAAATGCGTCTACACTCTCCTGTATTACACCGTCAACGCTTACTACGATATCTTCTTGGGCAACAGTCTGGTTTAACGTAAAGACCGTTGTAGAGCCATCTCCGTTGAATTCCTGCGTGGCAGGTCTTGACGAAAAACTAGAACCAACTTGACTTCCTATGTATGCCATTATGCGATCTCCATTATACTTGCTACTGTATCCATGCTATTTGCCGTATTAGATGACACTTGTAACGTATGACCTGCCTCCATAATAATTTTGTTTCCTGCCATGTATTCAAATGACGATCCAGAAGGTATCGGTATATTTTTAGCAAGAAACACATTAGCACCTGCACTAAGTTTAATATCGGCTGTTATTTGGCTTGTTGTCGTATTGGCTAACGTCAACCCTATAACAACCGTAGTTGTACTTGAAGGCACAGTGTACACATTCATTGTTGCATCGGCTATGGTACTTGAACCATCGAATACTTTATTTTTAAAGGTATTAGCCATTTATTTATCCTTTATACGCTCACATCATGCAACAGAGCCGCCACTAAACAAGTTGCTGACGCATCTCCTACTCCATCTAAATCTGAGCTAATTGCGTGTAAATCGGCAACTGTCACACTAGGTAATCTCCCAAACCATGTTTGAGAAGGTCCGATATATATACCGTCTGCTAAGTTATAAGCCGCCGTTCCTGCATCAATAGACAGCATTATGCCATCTGTGGAGCTTTGATTTTGAACTAGAAGAAACTTTACTTGATCCCCTGATGCAACTGCTTCCATACCACTTCCTACGGTAACGGCAGTATAATCTATATAGTTTCCTGAAATTAAATCTGTGCTAGTGGTGGTTACAGTAGTTTTTTTGAAGTACCACTTCTCGTCATCTCCTGCAGGGGTAACTGTCATTGTACCTGATATTGTTTTCGCAATCTCATCGGGCAATATAGTTGCTGAGATTGTTACTGTTGCGTCATTTGCCATATCTATTCTCCTTTACTATCCAAGGGCAATCGCTAATGCTGTCGGGTCGTCTTTAGAAAACCCCTCACTGGTCATAAATGTAGTTACCACACTCATATCCATTCTCTTAATTGTACCTGCATCACTTACAAGTAACTCATCTGTACTCGCTAAACCAGAAGCTAACTCCGTTTGACTACTAATTACATTGTCATTCAGCATTGAAGCCTCTACTGCATCTGCCTGTATTGTTGTTGCTCCAGTAGAAGCTATACCTACATCTCCAGACATTGCTACTTCTTCATAACTTGCACCATCACCAACCAGTATTTTACCAGACGTTACATCTGGCAATATTATCTTACTTACAGTTGTTTCACCAAAAACTGCGTTCCCTACAGTTCCACTAAATACTTCAGAAGAATTTGTAGCATCAGGAATAACGGTAAACGCTGTAGCACTGTCGTCATATCCAAAGAACCCAATTTTAGCGGCAGAGCCGTTGTGCCATCTAAACTCAATACCTCTATCTTTATTATCGTCACTTCCAGGTGCTGTGTCTCCACCAAGAGTAAAGATTGGGTCATCTACTGTAGTCGTAGTGCTATTTATTGTTGTAGTTGTGCCATTAACTGTCAGAGTTCCTCCTATAGTAACATTATCAGTTACTGTAACACTGTCTACATAAGCATCTTTAAACCTAACACCAGTTGTCCCCAAATCAACATCACTATCTGTTTCTGGACCTAATATACCGTCTGCCACATACACTTGCTCTGCATTGGAAGCATAGAAATGTATTTCATCGGCTGTTTCAAAGTCTATTTTTGTCTGGTCGTCTTCACCAATCTTTATATCCGTAGCCAATAAAGAAGTTATACCTGTTTGAGCCGCATCTACTGTAATAGTTAAATCATAAGGATCACCATCTGTACCATTATCTGTATCTGTCCAGTTTGTTGTAACGCCTGATCCAATTATCTTAACTTCTTTGCTCTCGGTTATCTGTACTTCAGTACCATCATCATCCTCTAAATAAAACCCATCTCCCATGCTTTGTTGGTTGTCTACATAGGCTTTTACGGATTGCTGACTCGGTATGCCTGTGGCACTGTTGGAAGACATATCATCTTCATCTACAAAACTCTTACCACTTAGAATATTTAATTCTGCGGCAGTGGAGGAGACAGCCGTACTATTTATTTTTAAGGAAGGAACATCTACTGCGTTAGAAGCATCTTTAATCACCATCTTACTAGCAGGTATAGTTATAAATACGTCTTTTGTTCCTGCACCTAAGTTAACAGCACTATTACTGTTTGAACTAGCTATAATTGTTGTTCTCGCTAAAGTGGTTCCAGATGAGGTAAATGTACCTAAACCAACCTCAAAAGCACCATTAGTATTATCAACAATCGCATAATAAGTAGTATCTGAATTAGACAGGTTTGCAGTAAAAGTTTCAAAATTACTTACAGCACCACCAAGAGCTATTGTTCCTGTACCTGTGGTGACTGTAGTTTCTCGTACTCTATCTGCGATTGTTAGTGCCATTATGCTATCCTTATTATTGCGTTACTTGCATCTGCTGTTGGGAAAGTTACCGTGAAATCTCCCGAAGAAGAGGATTTATCTGATCCAAAATCTAATACACATACAGCAGGATTGGTTAAACTTGACCCCCCTTTATCATTAGCACTTGGGGTACTATTATAAATCAAAGCTCCCCTTGCATTAGAAATAGTAGAACTACCCCATGTTTCATTATCAAATGTTACAAAAGCAGTTGTTCCACTCGTATTGGGGTAAGTAGCACTTGTTAAAGCAAGTGATCCTCCTCCTGCGGTGTAGTTTGTACCTGAACATTCATTACTTGAGCTGTATGCTGTTGTATCAGCGTTTAAAGTCGCACTATTTGTATATAGGGCAATTTTAAATGTATCACCTCCAGAATAATGAAAATCATGCACTGCTAATAAAAGCTCTTGCTTAAAAGATGTACACATAAAATTTCCGTCAAAAGCCATTACATTCTCCTTATTTGTTCAGCAAGTTTTTCATAACCTGCGTCTTTTATAGCATTATATATCGTAGTTCTGTCCGATATTATAGCCTCTTTCATAAAAAAAGTTATCGTTTTTTCTAAAGCCTCTCTAAACGCTCTTGCCTGTTCTTGTATTTCAGGAGGAGCATTATCTCCAATAGATATAATTCTATCCACACAACGAGCCGCAACCTCTTCTGGTGTAAACCCTCTATTATTAGTTGTATGTACTTCTACAATGGGTGTCTTTGGAAGTTCCATTAGCATTATTGTTTACCTCTTAAAACTAATCCTGTTCTATACGCATCTGTTGATTCTTTGGATTCACCAAAACTTTTTAACCCTCCTACAGCTTCTACAAATCTTTGATTATAGTTTTGTAACACATCTGGTTCGCCTTTCATAAAAGTATACGCCTCTATTAAGCTACCATACAACATTGCGTTAGGAGCATTTGTGCTTAACCATGTTGTACCAGAATCACTTCCTGCTGTTAAACTAGCAGGTCTGTAAAAATAATGTATCTCTACGGCATAAGTGCTATTAGGAGTAGGTGCGATTATAAAGTTATCATTGTCGTAATGGGCGTAATATTTAGGTGATCCTGTGGTAGAAGAGTTAGGGTTTACCGTCTGTATAAAGTTTACATCTTTATAATCTAAAAACACTTTTTCACTGCTAGAATTCGTAAAACTTAATGAAAAAGGAGCCAGAAAATCACTGGGACAACCTAAATATTGATTACTTGATGTAAACGCCGCCGTCGCATTCTTACGAAAAACACTTAATTGGACATTCTTTAAAATACGCTCTTCAGCCTGCTTTATAAAAACAGATAAATTATTGGTGAATGTCGTTTCCGAATTTTCAGTGTAGTCTTGGATAGCTGTTTTTAAAGTGGCATATGTAAAACTCATGGTGTACTCACCGTTACTGTTCCAACACTTGCAGTTACTTCAAAAGCTGTAAGTGATGTACCTATAATACCCTCTTTATAATTTGTGTACACAGCAAAATCTGAAGTTTCTACATCATTATCTGAACGTGCATCAAACAGGGCTTCAGGATCGACTTTTTTCTGACGAGGTTCTAATTGTGGGTGCTTTATTTCAAAGCATTCAGGACAAACTTTTAAGTTATTCCACTCTTTGCGTAATTGCATATAAGGATACTCAAACCCACACCTATCACACATTCCTTTAGACTTTTTACCAATAGCATAATTCATGTTATAAACGTATAGTAATCCCTACTTGGAGTTAAACTTAAACTTGCTCTATCTCTATCTTCAGCGGCGGCTCTTTCAAATTCTTCTTCATAAACGGCTTTTAATACTTGAATTCTTTCAGGTGCTTTCTTTAGAGCTATGTAATAAGCTAATCCTGCAGATAAACAAGGATAAAATCTAAAAGGAACATCTAAAGTGTTTGTAAAAGTATCTGCATCATCTATTCTTGTTAATCTATCATACACAATAGTATAAGTATCATCAGGAGTGGGATAAAGCTTTATAGAAGGTGTTACTTGTCTATCTACATAATACTGAGTGGGTTTAGCTTGAGTATTTTTACTGGGTATGGCTAAATACGCATCTCGACTTATTCTTGTTAAAGCAGTGTCTGATTGGCTAGTTCCTGTTCCTGTTCTTACAACAGCACTTAATACATCAATAGTATCTGCTCCTAAACTATAAGATAAAGTCCCCGAACTAGTCGTGGTTGAAGTTTGGGCTATTGTCCAACGATTCAAACCACGATTAGCCCAGTCAGCTAGCAACAGATTAAGAGACCTTTTAGCGGTTTTTAAATCATAGCCTGTACGAACCTCAAGACCACATCTTTCAAATGCTTCTTCTATATAATCCGCTACATCTAACTCAAAATCTGTGGATCCTGATACTGCCATAATTCATCCTAACTGTGTGGTCCTTTTATAAGTTTGCCCTTTAAATATTTAAGAGCTTTTATTGGGCTAATACGACCTTCCTGTACCGCTATGGATCTTTTTGTCATATCCTCTGGCGTTGTTCCTGACTTAAATTTTTGGCGTTTTTTCATCATACCACCACCCATTTTTTTGGGTCTTCCTACTTTACTTCCATATGTTCCTGGTCCTTTTGGCATTTTACCTCCTTTTGTTATTTGATTCTCTATTTTGCCACGAGTAATCACAGCACACTAAAACAATCGTTCTACACCTGAAGCAATGACAATCAAAACCGCTAGACCCCACATTCGCATATCGAGTTTATCCAAAGTTTTTTCTATTTTGGCATACCTTCGATTACACTCTTCTTCATGCTTTTCTAGCAGTTTTAATATATCACTTGTTTTCATTCTAACCTACGCATAAAAGAACGTCATCATATCCGCAACATCAACGGTGTATTGAACACTCATACCACTTGCAAATAGCACTCCTTGCTCAGGAATAGTTCTATCAGTAGCTGTATTAGCTGTACCTATAGTTCTTGCTTTAAACAAGACCGTACCATCTTCAGGAGCACCGTCATAAAAAGAAACTGTGCCTGCTGTACCACCTGAAATAATGGACATGCCCTTTAACCGAACACGAGCACCATCTCCTACAGCCTGAGCACAAAGAGTACCCGAACCAACTGTTATGTTCGCCGCATATTGTGCAGAACATTCAACTGCGGATACAGTCAAGAAATACTTAGTTCCTGCAACAGTTTCTGCTGAACTAGTTGATGTTATAACTTCCGTCATAGCATCACCAAAAACATCTGTACCTGTGATAGTGCAGGTTTTTCCATTATCGCCTGTTCCTGCGGTTGTCACAGTTACGTTTCTTGCCGCTCCTCCTGCATGAGTAGTCGCCGCCATAGTTGCTGAAGTGTCGGGTCGTGCCGCAGTCACTAAACGATCAGCATCTGCGGCATTTTCATCGTTAATGGTTAGAGCTTTTACGTCTGAACCTGCCATATCAATTTCCCCTATTTAAAATTAAGCTTCATATCCATATAATTCTATTAGCAACTTACCTGCTGTGTAATCAGCATTTGTTGTAGCACCTAGAGTTAGATACAAGTATGAATCTGCCGCAGGAACGGCTGATAAAATAACAACACTACCTAGTGATGCGTCACCTGCATTAACCAATAAAGTTTCTGTCAAATCTGAGATAGCCCCATCTTCAACACCTGTTGCTTCAGTTGCAGAATGAATATTGATATCTGGGTCACCACCTGCAGGAGCTTCAAAACAAGTCATTCTGCCTGCAAGTATAGTTCCGTTTCTCGCGGCGGTTATCTGCCCAATGTGACAAGCATTAGATGTACCATCAACACCAATAATGTCGCCACTAGCTGTTGATCTTAGTCCTGTAAGGTCAATTAGGATACTTGTGGTAATAATACCACCTGACCTAAGAACCGAACTTTTGTAAATAGTACCTGTACCACCTGTGATACCTGTACCTGCTTCTGTAGCCATTGTATTAGCATCAAGCGAAGTAAAGCCTGCAGATGAAATGGACATTTGTGTTGTTTCTGCACCTGTAGATGTGGCTGTAGCTATTGAAGAGTAGCCTCCCTCAGATCGTAAAGTGCCTTTAAATGTAGTATTAGCCATGTTTTATCTCCTTGTCTTGGCTGTTGTCAATCACACCATGTGATTGTCAAGGTTATTAAACTGTACATAAAAAAAGAGCGACTGACAAGCCGCTCTTTTAAAATGTTTTATGTGAAACAGTTAAGCTCCAGGAGAACCAAACACACATCTTGGGTCAGAAACACCAAAACTATAACGCTCTCTAGCCTTATAGCGAACATTGCCTGTTTCAAAATCCCCTTCCATAGAGGTTTTGATAGCACTTCTTTCAAAATGCTTAAAACCATTTGGAGCATCTGTTTTGATAAAAAACGCATCAGTATCGGTTAAGAAGTGATTTACCACATAACCATCTGGTAGCATTCCCATGTTCTTAACAGCATTTACATCATTATCTGCTGTTCCAGATCTCAGGTTAGAAGCCATCAATCTTTCTGCAACAAACTGTAATGCAGGTGGGATAATTAATTTCCTACCTTGTAATGCAATTTTCAAACCTCTTTCATCAATAAAAGCGGCGATATCGATTAACGATTGCTCTAGTGATGTTTCATTAAGGTCTGCGGCTGTTGAAAGCTCGTTACGGAAAGTTCCTCCACCTACTGTTGGATGATCAGTCGCACAAAGCTCTTTACTATCGCCTATTGCGTAACTGCTGTCAAACGCATTGTTTAGTACAGAAGCCGCCTTGACTTGCTTAGTATTAGCCATTGATCTTGCTAATGCACGAGTATAACGAGAGCTAAGTCTGTCATAGAGATTATCCTCTACAGCTTCCTCAGTAATCGCAAAAGCAAGTGCAATAGTTTCATGGGTATACCTTGCTGTAAAAGCTTCGTTTGCAGAGTCATATGCGACTGCCGCTCCCTCACCTTTCACTGGGGCTTGTCCAAAACCAGACAACATTACTTCCTCTTCAAACGCTCTGTCTGAAGATTCGGTTTCAAAAATTTCGGCATGCTCATTGTCATACCTATCGTACTCCATTCCGAACAAGGCATTTAATCCTGGTTCTAATTCTTTAAGGAGTTGTGATCTACTTATAGCCATATTATACCTCCTTAAATACCTGCTATCGTACCATTTTGGCTGTAGCCGTAAAAATGGTTCGTAAGTTTAACAATCGCCAAACGCCCTGCACTTGAGGCATCACTGCTTGAAGGTGTATCTTCAAAACCCATGATTCTCATGTTCAAAGTGTTTGTAGTTGCAACAGTAGAAACTGCTAACTCACCAGAGGATTTACCTGTGGAAGAATCACCAGAAGTGGCTGTAGCAAAATTGGCGTTTGCGTGAATGGTTGCGTCTGCGGCGGCGGCATCACAATTGATCAAAAATAATTGGTCAGGGTGACACGCAACTAATGCAGTCGCGGCGGTCGAACTCTTAAGAGAACTCGTTCCAGGGTACTTGTTCGTAAAGGTTGGAGTTCCGTCTGTAGCGGTATACTCACAACCAATAAATGCTCCGAGCAGAGGAACAGTTCCACCATTAGCATTGCCCACAATATCAATCATTCCATTCGCCAACGGTATGACAGGAGTTCCTTCGTATATTACACTGGAAGTTCCCGCCGTCGCTGATGTTTGAATCTTGAAAGAGACAATACCATTAGTGTTTGCTCCTGCACCAAGCATTTTATAGGGTCTTAACCCAAAGGCGGCGTCTAAATTTGCCATCGCTTAGTCCTTTCTTCAAAATTAAAATTATTCAGAAGTATTTTGATTACCTCCGAAGGTTACACGAGATTGCCTTTCAGGTTTACTGATAGGCATTGACGGATGTTGTTCCCTCATTAAATCGTTATCTACGGCAGTCATTTGATCAGCTGTTTGCTGACGGTAATAAGTTGTCCGTTGATCACGAGTTTCTTTTGGGAATCTTGCAAGTACCAATCCTCCTACACCTATTACTCCTGCATGTTTTCCATCTTGGATAGTAGGTGCTTCAAAATCTGGGTACTCATCTGCACGAACAAGCTCAAAGCCTTCGCGAAGCCTAGCAGAAAGATTCTTTTTGTCATCATATCCCATTACAGATTCACGAATCCATCGATGAACAAATCCTTCTGGAGGGGGTGGTGCGTCCAGTGTAGACGGTGGTCGCCACGGAGCGTTGCGACTAGTTTTCTCCCTTGTCTGGGAATTGCGTGGGTTTCTATTGGTCATTTTTACCTTCCTCACGATTGTAAGCGTAACTTTTGTTTCGCATATTGTTCATTACTTATACCAAGTTTGCGAGCGATTGCAACTTCAGATTGAGTTAACTTGACTTTTTGTTGCCCTCCTCGTTGATTTCCACGATTTGCTCCACCCACAGGAGGGGCAGATCTACCATTAGCTTTTTGTTGAAACTTATGGGGAAATTCGTTTCTTATTCTTTTATCGAGCTCTTCATAGTACTCATCAGAAGTCCCATCGTAGCCTTCTTGCTCTATCATTCGCTTATGAAAGCTAAAAGCAGTTAAAGTCATAGGCTCATCAACACCAAACCAAGTGTTTTTATCTGCCCAAGCTTTAGCTTTTGGATGAGGCTCTTGTGCTTGTGCCACAGGAGGTTCTTTAACTTCTTCCTCTTTAGAAACATTTTGTTCTTCTTTCTGTTGCTTTACATAAGATAATCTTTCATTATCTTGTGCTAATTGTGCCAAGTTTTTCTGGGCTTCAACTTGAGCATCAACATCTCCTCTGTCAATAGCATCTTTTAGCTGTTGTTTAAGCATTTGATCCTGATACTTAATCCTGTTTTCAAACTCATTAACAAATGTGGTATCTAGTTTTTGTGTTTTCTGGTTTTGTTCTTCAAGTTCTTTTTTCACAGATTGAGCATAGTCTAAAGCCGCTTTTTCTCTACGTTCAGCTTCACGCATCTTGGCAGTAAGCTTACTAATTCGTTTCTGAACACCTTCACTATAGTTCTCTAACTCATCTTTTTGATCAGATTCATTTTCTACAACAGCTTCTTTAGATTGTTCTTGTTCTGGTGTCTTTTCAGCCTCTGCTTGTGTCTCTTGAGCAACAGGTTCCTCCTTTTCAGGAGTATCTTCTATAATTTCTAATTCTAGTTCTTGTTGAGTTTCTTGCTGTGCTTCAGCTTGCATGGTTTACCTCCATGTTAAATATGCAAAATGTCATTAGGGTCTTTAATTCTGGCTAAAATTTCATCATCGTTTAAAATTCTAACCTCTCCACCTTCTATTTTAAAGCGACTTCCTGCGTATCTACCAAAGATTACCCAATCGCCTTCTCTACACCACGGACCTCCAAGTGGAAACTTATCATAATCATGATAAGCAAGAGGACCTACTCGTAACACATACCCACAAACAGTGCCAACTGCTTCTTTTTCCCGTACATCATCAGGAATGTATATACCTCCAGATGTCTTCTTTTTTCCCTGAAATGGTAATAATAAAATTCTCCACCCTGTAGGCTGAGGCATTTTATCTATAGCATTTTCTGAAAGTTTTGTTGGATCTAGAACTCGATCCTCTTCTTTTACATAGGCTTTTTCTAATTCACCCTGTTGTTCTTTTTCTTTTTTCTTTTTTATAAAACTATCTGGCACATAAAGTGTCTTAGTCATTATTTACCCTTTCTAGCAGGTCTTTTAGTTCCTGTTCTGTTTGAGCAAGCTCACTGAGTTTTGCCCTTAACTCTTTAAAAGCTGTATAATCGCCTACAGCACCATAACAAATAGTCTCTTCAACTGATTTGCGTCTTTGTTGCAGTAGCTTAATCATATTTTCATAAATGTAAAGGTCGTTCATGAATTATTTTTCCATCATATGTAAAGCAGTTTCCTTAGTTTCATTGTTTCTTCGTGTCCAACCTTTACCAAAAGTGCTAAAAGTTTTTAAACTTTCATAAAAATCTTGTCTTATTTTGTGCATCTGTTCAATAACGTAACTTGTGTCTTGCATGTTTATTAAAGCTAGTGTTTTAGGACCAATCGCTCCATCTTGCCCTGCTCCACATATTTTCTGTATGGCTTTTGCGGCTCTACCTGTACCACTATTAACTGCCCAATCAAAAACTGCCCAATCTACACCGCTCTCTAAATCATCACACTTGCACCTATCCCAATATTCTTTTTTATAAATAGGAGCTACATCTTCTACAGTGAGGTCTTTCATATCCTTAGTACCTCCCCATTTTTCATAAACTCTTTTAGTTACTCCAAGGTTAGTTTCGCCTCCTGGATCTTTTGGGTGATTCACATACCCTCCCTCATGCTTTAATAACATTTTTAGGCATTCATCAAAATTATTCTTCATCTTTTTTCTCCTTTTCAGTAATCTCAGCGTTATCTAAAATAAAATCCATCCAATCTTTTGCAATATCGTAAGAATAAAAACCCTCACAATACATACAAGCTAATCGATCATTAAGTTTCTCCATAGAATGACCACAAACATCACATCTAATTGATGGAGGCGTGACTATCATCCATAAGGTTTTTAAAGAACTCTCTATCTTTTGGTAGATATACTTCCACATAGGTATCACAACTAGGACATGACAAATTTGTAACCATCGTGTACTCTTCACAGTCTTCAATATCATGGTCACCACCCCAAGTTAGTTCTGTATTACAATGCCAACATTTCATTTTGTTATTCCTTTTTGCTTTTCATAAGTCCTAAGACCCCCAATACCTAACATTCCACCTAAAACAGTAAGCAACGTACCCATATCAAACTCGGGTAGCTCTGGAATATCTATACCTGCAAAAGAGCAACCAAATATAATTAAATCTTTAATAATAAAATGGTAAGCAAACGCAATCGCACACACCCAACCAACAGCAGGTCGCCAACCCCCTTTAAAAATAGAACCACTCGCCGCTTCTGCTTTATTAACTTCTATTTGGGCAATACTTAATTCTTGGGCATGTTTTTGACTCATTGTGGCAATTTCATGTGCCAATGCCGCTTTTTGATCTTTATCTTCTATAAATTTATCTAATAATCCTGTTACAGGACCAACTAAGGAATTTAATAAGCTCATTGGATTAACTTTTTATAATTTCTGGTTTAGGTACTTCTGGTATTTTTAGGTTTCTTTCATCCTGTAAATCTGTAGGAATATCTTCCCAAGGATCAGGATACGGAATAATAGGCACACCCATTATATCTGTTTCCCACCCAAAAGTGGCTGTCCTTTTACTTTTACCCTTTTTTAACTTATTCTGCTTTTTTGTCCAAGCACTTTGACTTTGCTTTGAACCTGCTATTTGATCACTTTTACTCATAGTTAATCTCCCTAAGCTCCATCTTTACATAAGCATACTTCACATTTTCTATTTAATAAAGCACACCATAGTCTACGAATATATTTCATTATCACAGCTCCTATTGTTTTTTACTTATCCATGCCGATGTTCCCATGTAAGTTCCTACTATACCTGCCATAGAAATATAAAACAAGTTACTTACATCACTTAACGCTTTTAATCGTTCTAAAGGTACAAGGGGAGTAAACAACACAAAAGTAAAAACCCCCATAGCAACAAGACTTGCAGTCGCCATGCGTCTCTGAGCCCTAAGTTTTCTTCCTTCTGCCTCTGCTTCATTAATTTCTTTAACTGCTTGTAGCTCTTCATCCGTTACAACTCCGTCTTGATCGAGGTCGTATTTGGCGTACTTACTTTCGGGCTGTAGTTTCTTAGCGTTCAAAACACACCTTTAAACTTTATACCTTTTAAAGTTGCTCCCGCTCCACGAGAAACAAAAGGCGTTCCTGCTCTGTCTTCTGTAGCATTCATCAAAGCGGCATTTTCTCCTCCACTAGGGCTTCCCATTGACCGCATTATTCTTTCACCATGCCCACCATGTTTAGCCATAACTCTCTTTTTTGTTTTCTTATTAGACTTTTTAGCATATTTACCCAAATGCCAGTCAGGATCTAGTTGAAAAATTTCTGCCTCTATTTCCGATTGGTTATCATCGGTTAACGAACCTTCTAGTTCTTTTATACGGTTTATATCATCTTTTCCTATTGTATCAGCCATTAGTTTCCTCCTTTAACTGATTGTTGTGTTCGTTCTCTTGCTATTTGAGCTCTCATATTAGCAATATCCTCTGTTGATTGTATTCGCTCTCTTGCTATGTCGGCTGTATCTTTATTTTTCATAGCATCTTGCTGTAACTTTTGTTCATCTACTTGGGCATCTTGGTTAATTTGCTTCTCACGCAAGGCTACCTCTTGTTTCTTAATTTCTACAAGTGGGTCTTGGTCTGTTTGTGGTGGGTTTTGTTGTTGGAACTCCATTATTAACTGTGCTTGTATTTGTGCGAGCATTTGTGCATGAGCCTCGGGCGGTTGTTGCTGTGCCTGTGGGTCTTGTGCCATTTGTTGATCATGAACTACTTGTGCTTTCATACCGAGATGTTCGTAAATATGCTTTTCTAATGTCAACAACAACGGTGGTTGCATCTGGGCAACCTTACTATTCATATAAGCCAAGTGTACAGCAATATGAGCATCGTGGTCTTGTTGAGGAAATGCCTGTATCTGCGTTTGTCCTTCTGCGGCTTGACTGGCTTTTTGGTTTTCTGTTGCAGGATCCAATGGCTGTGGTGGCTCTTTCGGGGTCAATATCTGCTCGACATTATTCACACCCAATGCTTCATAAACTCGACGGTAAGCCTCGTGCATATTGTGCAATTCTGGAGCCGCAGTCGCCAATTTTAACTGTTCTTGTGCCAAAACCACTCTTTGTGACATACTAAAAATATTAGGGTCACTAACAGGTAATATATCAACACGGTTATCAAAATCTTGTGCCTTAATTTGATTATCCGCACCAACTTCATAAGGATAAGGGGTAGGATCCTCACCAAATAAAGAACTCAATAACCTTAATTCACTTTTCATACTCGCATGTAACCGTTTATGCACAGCACTAACTATCTTTGCTCCTCTTTCAAGTAAAGCAATGGTTGTACCTACAGGCATTTCTTGGTTTCCATCCCCAACACCCATATCTGTAGTACCAATAAACTTCTGAGCCGCACTCACCACAAACCCCATTAACTGAAATAACGTACCAGAAGGTTCTTTATAGGGCAAAGGCATCAAACTTGTGCGTAAATCACCTCCAGGAACATCAACATCTCTAAATTCTCCTGGAGATAAAGGGTTTTGGTCATCAGCAATACGCAAACCCCGAGCTTTAAATCCCGCAGGCATATTACTCAACGTTCCCGCATCGATTAATTGGCGTAAATTCGCTGTAGCTGTGCGTGAAAGATTAGAAAGTAGGTGTATTAACCCAAAACCATAAAATCCAAGTCCTGGAGTAAACTTATACTGCACAAAATGGGGTATTTTATCCTTATTTACATCATCTGGGCGGTAATTTCTGCGTATTGAAAGCACCTCATGGCTTGTTTCACTCACAGTAACTACATAAGGTAACTTAATTTCAGTCAATTGACCGCTTTCATCGGTATCTGGGTACTCATCCAAGTCCAAATAACAATGGCACTCATATAAAATCACCTCATCTGAATCATTAGCAGGGCTAACTCCTTCAAGTTTTTCATACGCTTTCTTAATTTCATTGTTTGGCTCATCACTATCCTTAGAAATATCAATTTCTTTGTAAAAACCCTTTACCTGTAGCTTCCGAAGGTCATTTTGCGACATACGAATAATATGAGTCACACGGTCAGCAGTCTTTAAATCAACAGCAGTGTACGGTACAATCACATCTTCCGCAGGTACAAACTTACTAACAGGGCGATTTAATACATCATCTTTATAAATTTTCTTAAAAGTTGATCCCGCCAACCCCAAATAATACAACATCTGGTCAAACTCTGGCTCATACTCCTCCATCTGGTACATTATCTGGTAATTCATATAATCTTGAACACGCTTCGCCTGCTTTTCCGTTTCGATACTAGGCACTCCTACAATATTAGCTCGCACAGGACCACCACTCGGCAACATCTCCTTATATGCTCCTGCCTGAAACTGCGTAACGGCTTCATTCAAAACAGGGTGGATTACACCTGTTGCTCCATCAAAAGGTTCAGTACGGGACTCATACTTCAAACCAAGCAAATCTAAACCCTTTGTATATGTCTCTACCCACTCCTCTCTACTATTCTTATCCTCTTCTACGTTTTCAATTACCATAGAAGCAATATCAGTAAGGGTGCTATCCTCTAAATTATCTACTAAGTTATCGAAAAAATCATCAGGTTCAGTACCCATAACCTGCTCTTCACCAAAAATAACTTCCGCACCACCATCTTCCGTTTCTATAGCCTCTACTTCAACATCTAAAGGTTGTTCTGCCTCCATCTCCATAGGGGTAAGCATATCATCTGGGGCTTGCAAAAGTGATCTATCTACATTACTTGGTTTTGCCATTAATAATATATCCTTTGTACTGGACCACGAGGCTCATCTTCATAATCCTCAGGGTGTTGTATAAAACCGCCTTCTCTAAATCTTCGCAAAGCCTGTGTAACAGTATCAACGTAATCATCGTGTTCTCCTGCTGGAAAAGCCGCACATTCCTCAATTACCTCCTCAGCCCAACGAGTATCTGGACACCATACTAACCCACTTTCTAGCAACGGTGCAATAGAATTTACTCGACTAAATTTATCATTTCCTCTACTTGGGCTGTAATTAGTCACTGGAATACCCATGTTTCTTAGCTCTTGGGTCAGCGGCATACCCGAAGCTTTTGCCTCGATTAATACACATTCAGGATCCCAATACTTAAACTCCTCTAACGCTCGCCGTCGCAAATCAGGAAAATCCCATCGTCCACGCTTGGCATCAACTAGAATAATGTTTGGTGGTTTCCCTTCCTCTGGGTAAAAAACACCCCATGTGGTAATCGCACTAAAATCAGCATTAGTCTGCTTACTATACGCCGTATCATAACTCTGCATAACATACTCCAACGGTGGTAACTCATCCTTCCACGTCTGCCACCAATCACGCTTTAATATCGCCGCTCCCTCACTTGTAGGGTTCTGTTGCCATTGGGCTTCCCACTTATTAATAGAAAGTGATCCCTTAACCGATAATAAATCCTCTTTTTTCCAAAATTCTCCCCACAACGGCTCCTCTGTATCAGGCATCAACGCAGGGAATTCAACTATCTCCCACTTATCCGCTAATATATCTCTCGCTTGTTGCTTAACCAATTTACCTGTCAAATCGTTTTCTGCCCATCGGGTCATAATCATTACAATACTCCCTCCTGGTTGTAAACGCTGTCTAGGTCCACTAGTATACCATTCATACGCATGCTCCATAGCCGTCGGCGATAAAGCATCTTGCTCACTGTGGGGGTCATCAATAATCAATAAATCCGCACCACGTCCAGTAACCGCACCTCCAACTCCAGCCGCGAAATATTCACCCCCCTTATCCGTCTCCCATCGTCCCGCCGCTTGGCTATCCGCTCGCAAAGAAACATTGTCGAATATAGCTCCGTATTCACTCGAATTCATCAAATTACGCACCTTACGTCCAAATCTAAATGCCAACTCAGCCGTATGCGTAGTCTGCATAATCTTTAACTTCGGGTTTCTACCCATCAACCACGCAGGTAGTAAATAACTTCCGAATTCAGATTTCGTGTGTCTCGGTGGCATATTCACTATCAATCGCTTTAACTCACCTCGGGCTATACGGTTAAACTTCTCAGCCATTATCTTATGGTGGCGTCCATTTATAAACTCCACCCAAACAGCCTGTACAAAGCACATAAAATCCTCTCGGGCTTTTTCCGCTTGGTCTAAACTCTTAGCTCTATCCAATAAATGGGCAAACTTCTTAAGGCTTTCCTCAGGTATACGTTCTAAGTCCATATTTCCTCTATATATCGAAAATTTTCCAAAGGCAATGAACCTATAATCAATATACAGTGTTCAGGGGGGTAGCAACTTTAATAATTTTTCGATTACCCTTGAATCGGAAAAAACATGGTTTTACACGCAAAACCAAGGGAAGAATTCTCGCACAGGGGGGTCGCAAATTTGCAACCGTGCCGATGGGTAAAATGGGCTAGGGGGTAACCTTAGTTACCCCCTAGCGTTAAAATTAACTAGCTGTAGGCTGTACAACTAATTTAATGTAGCAAGTACCCCAATAGCTACTGCTTGGGCTGTAGCCACCGTTTAAAAGTGCAAACAAGCAATTTGGGTTTTTGGCACTATGACCAAGCTTACTAGCGTTTGCCAAAACGACAGCCAAACTAGTGTTTGTTTTGTGGGCGTTTAAAATACTATTTTGTATTGTAGCCCTTACGCCTTGCCCACTACCACCGTAGCCAAACGGTGTAGGTTTAGCACTACCAAGCTTTACGTTTGATAGTGGTACTATTTGCACATTGGCTAACTGCCCTTGAGCGTGTGTATTTACCCACTTGTAAAAGCTAGTGGCATTGTACGGCGTTTGACCACACCCTACGCCACCGTAAACGACAGCTTTGGTGCTAACAGCATTTTTACTGTTATTTTTTGGTTTAGTGTTTTGCATAATATACTCCTTTTTGGTTGTTATGCGTTTGCGTTAATATCAGAGTAAACGTTTTTTAAAAGCTTGTAAATAGTTTTTTTAACTTTTTTTAACTTTTTTTAATTTTTATTTTTGATTGATGCGATTGAGTTGAGTTGATTTGACTCATTATATAAAGAGATAGACAGACACAGATGCACACAGATGAACACCTATCCCCTTGCGATGGGAAGGGAATGGGAGCTATCGCCCCCACACCATATATAGAAAGCCTAAGAATATACCGATACAAAGTAAGAATGCGATTACCATTAGCAATCCTCCCAACCTGGAGGTCCACTGTACGCTGTTTCCCTTTTTTTAACCTCGCATGGGTCACATAACTCAGTATGCCCACCGTATCCTGTCATGCCACATTTACTAGGGACATGCTTTGCTTCCTCCCACTCCAATGTTAATGCAGATTGTCCTGCAGGTTTTAGTAAAGTGATAGGTTTACCACAACCTCTAAAATTTCCCATATACCAATTCATTTTGTGCTCCTTTCAATATACACAGTTTGCGTTAATAATTAACATTAACGCACCACGTATCACTGGACTATTCTTATTTACTCAGCAGAAGAGAATCCTTGAAGATCTTTCTTGATCTTTCTAGATCTTTCTAGATCTTTATTGATCATATATATGTTTATACATATGATCAAGTCAAATCAAATCTTGTCCTCTTTCATCCTCCGGAGATGGGAGTCAAAAAAATAGGGGACGCCACCAGACGTCCCCTAAATATTTGAGGTTAACCTTGAACCACCAATTTGATGTAAGGAGTTCCCCAATATTTACTTGATGGGGAGTAACCACCGTTCATCGCGGCGAGCACACAGTTTGGACGTTTTTTACTGTGTCCAAGTTTCGCGGCTTTCGCGAGTACAGTTTTAAGGGACGTGTCACCATCAACACCAAAAATTATCCAGTCTTGTATGGTTTGACGAACGCCACCTTTTGACCCACCGTATCCAAAAGGCAGTGGCTCACTGCCAGTCTTGTCAACATTAGGTAAGCATTCAATTTTGACATTCGCCTCATTGCCTCCTGCTTGCTCAGCAATAAACTTAGTGATGTCGGTGTAATCAAGAGTCTTGCCGTCCTTAACAACTAACTCTACAGACTTTACGACTGCCTTAGGAGTCGCTGCCTTTGATTTTGGTTTAATGTTATTCATGAGTATCTCCTTTCTACGAGAATTATTTTTTAACATTAATTAAGAGTACCATAATAAACGTCACTTGATAAGTCTTTTTTTATCTTATTTTATCTGTCAAATCAAATCAAATCCAGTCATTCTTCTTCTTTCATCATCTATCAGATAACATTCTAAGAGGACGATTGACGAAGATTGATGAACCGTTTTCCCTCCTCTATGATGGGAGCTGAGAAGATTTGATTTTCCCCTCCTTGGTGATGGGAGAAGATGATGTTAGAATATGATTGATGAGACCGTTCCAATCGTAAGGAGATCGGGAACTCCAGTCAGGGGTTAATGGTCCGTCAATCATGGACTCTCCGCTTATTTCCATCGCTCTACTACCACAAAATATATTTATAGTGGCTGACGAAGGATGCTCAACCAAGTTCATGACGATTCCAGAATATCCGATATATCTTATCTGCCAAGCGATTTGGTGTGGACTCAGCTTTATATTTTTTAGCGACTTTAACCTATGGACTTTCAATTCTAGCCAAAAACTCAGTCCATCTTTAACACCATGCACATCAGGGACACCAGGACTAGACCAGGACTCTAGGCGTGTCCAAAACACACCCAGATCCTTAGTTCCCTCCCTTAATTTATGCCACAGTTTAGACTCAGGCTTTACGGTCATTCAATTTCCATACTTATTTTTTGGGCGAACTCAAACAACTCCTCATTCGTAAGACCTTCTCCCTCATGTTGCAGTATGAGTTCTTGATCAATATTTTGCTTAGAGCTGTAGTACCAGTCATATGTCCAAGTGACTTCAGTTTGTAAAGATTCCCTCATCATATTACTCCTTTGCATCTATTGCGTCTTCAAGAACTTGTTTAATTTTAAGCAACTCTTCTAGAGTTAACTCATCTCTTATAAAATACATGATTTCATGAACTTTATTTTTAAGCATTATTTTTCTATCTTCATTCATGTTTAACTCCCTTCTTCATTAAAATGGTTTTTTATGACTTCATGGTCAGGACACTCACCACAAACACTGCACACATATCCTTCCATGACATACATATCATTGTTGCTATCTGGGACTTCTTGTTCAAAAGATTCTAAATTATCTAAACAGTTATGCTCTTTCATATCATAGTCCTCCTTTTAACAAGCTTCTATCTGTTCAATTTCGGGGTGTAAATTAGCTTCAAGATAAAGACAAACTTTTTGCCAAGTGTTGCAGTTGGGATCACCAATATCGGCAAATTCCTCCCCCTCATCTCCGTACGCAACTATAAAATTGCTGTTTTCCTCAATAGTACCGTAGCACTCGCAAGTACCACCGTCTTTACGATTGTATGTGTATGTTGCTGACATTTGTTAACTCCTTTCTAAAATTAACTGGTTTGGTCATATTATAATTATATGGCAAGACTATTTAAACGATAAATCTTATTTGTTCTGCTTGCCTCTTTTATTTTCCTAGTACCCACTGATGATCACTTAAATCATCAACACTAATAACTGCTAACTTAGTGTACTCTTTCATTGAGCCTTCTGGTATTTGGTAAAAATCAATTTCTATGTTTATTCCCTCAAGCCCTCCGTCTTGGGTAGGTACATAATACTCAAAGCTAAACCAATGATCTAATTTAGCAGACTTGCTCCTTAACTCATTTAATCCCTGAATGAACGAAGCAGTGGTTGTCGCCTTTTCCGTATTATAACATTTTTTAGGACCTCTAAGGTTTTGGCTTATGACTTCATCTACTGCACTAAAAGCGACTTTTTGAATAAGCTTTTCCTCAGGGTTAATTGTGTCCTTAGGTTTTGTATAATAGGGCAGATTTGGATACATGTACTGTAACCATCCATCCCAAACATCAAAATGTTTTAAATCAACTTGCATAACACGATTCCTTTCTATGACTGTGTTTTGTTATACTTCAACAATAACAGTTAAGCTGTCTTGTGATAACTCTTTTATTTTCCTTTTTTGTCTGGCTCTACGACTTCAGCTTCAATAACCAAATTGTCATCACTGATCACACCCAGAGCAGGATACTCTTCTTGAAGTCTTTTGATTTCTTTCATAACCTCGTCTTTACTCATCTGATCAATATTTCCATGGAGTATTTCTTTACGATCAATGTAGAGTCCAGCCGCTTGACCTCTGGATTTTTCAGCCGCGACTGCCGCAGGATAATTGTTGTTCTGCATTGCTAGATCACGTATTTCTGCAAGTTTTTTTACATGTCCCTCAAAAGTCACCTCATACTTACGGGACAACTCTTGCTTTAACTCCCGAATTCTTTCAACAACATGGGGGTATCGTTGTCCGTTTAATAGTTGGGAGGCGATTGCATGGGCAGATTTCTCAGAGTATCCTGCTTTGAGAGCCGCTTCTGTCTGGGAAACATCTTCACAAACATAGATTCTACAAAACTCCTCCTGTTTGGGTGTGATGCTTTTTTCTGTCCGTGGATTTCCCACGACAGACAGTGTATGTTTGTGAGTTGCTTTTGCGATTGCCATTTTGTTACTCCTCCTCCGAGCTGATGGGATACTTTGTATAATAGGGCAGATTTCAAATCATGTTAATTTTTATTTTATCAAAATTAATTTTCGCGTAGACCCGAAAGTTACTGTCTAGATATTGAATTCTTGGTCATTGTTCCCTGCTAAGTTATTGTAGATATGGGGATACTGAGATATTGTATATTATCAATTCTTAAAAAACAAATTTACTCTCATCCGTATTTCACTCCTATATAGCAAACTGGTTATAGAGCCGTGTAAAGTGGTCAAAAATTTTTGGGCTACTGTGGGGTATTAAGGGGGGCTTGAGTTAGTCGAGTGGCGTCGGAAATGGGGCTTAAAAAAAGAGACCCCCTACCGTTTGGGTGTTCGGGTAGGGGGTGAAGTGGGAGGAATATTATCATGAAGATAAACTATTCACCCCAAGCCTAGCATTGATTTCAATTTTTGCCAACCTTTTTGAAAGAGATTTGGAGAGGCTGTGAGATTTTGTGTTAATTTTTGGTGATTTTCCATTGACCCTACATTGGCGATAATCTCTTCTTTTGTGAGAGTTGATTTATGCTTGGGTCGGGTTTTGGTGCGACCATACAGTATGTATTTAATTTGACCAGGACGCAGATTAAACTCTTCCCCGATGCTAAACAGAGTGTATCCTGCTTTATGCTTCTTGGTAACTGAAGTGATTAGCTGTTTTGTGTATTTGACTTTTGCCATAAGAGTCTCCTCTAATTAAGGTTTGTTTTATAGAGTTTCATATAACACGCTAATAGAGCTTTGGTAAACACAAGCTCAAACTCTAGGTGTTTGTGGATAAACGTACTCATTAAGTCGGTATCCCCTTTGAACACCTTATTTTGTGCCATTTTGTCAAGCACTTTTTTACCGAAAGGAGTTTGTAGCAGTTTATCTAGGTCGTCGTCTGGTAAGAATTCAGCTAATTCGTTAAACATATTTAATTCTTTGTTCATTTACCCTCCTGTCTTTTTTTGGTTTCTAAGTAACGCACATTATTCTTTTCTAACAGAGCAACGGATCGTGCTTTTTCATTAATGTATTGCATCAATTGATCCCTTGCTTTTTTGTTTTGAGTACAAATTGCTGTGAGAATAAAGATTAGTGTACCACTACTATCGTAGTAATGGGCAGACTTTTTGAATTCTTCAGCTGTCATTTCTCTTTCAAGCCTATACTCTTTTTCTCCAAGGTTGAGGAGCTGACCAACAGCTCCCCTTACCTCATTATAACGTATAGCCATCGTTACCACCAACAACTATACATTATCCCTTTTCCTTTTTTCAAGGCTTCAAGGGCTTCTTTAACAAAAGCTTTGTCCTGCTCGTTATACTCTTTTACCGATTCGTCCTGGAATTGGTGTCCGTAGAAAAAGCCTCCCTCGCTTTGGCAGGTTTCGTAGCCTGATTCTACTTGTTTAGCTAACGACAGTATATCCTCCTCTGTAAGCCAGAGTTGGTTGCAGTTGAGCTCGGTAGCGGACTTTTGTGTTTTTTCCACAAACAGGTCTTCCATAAACTTTTGCAGACGAGCATGTTTCCTCCAGTAGAACTCTTTTTCTGCGTCGTTTCGTGTTTGTGTTGTTTTTGTCTTAGCATTGTAGCTAGTGATGGTTTCGGCGTTGATGTAAGCGTATTGATCTAACCCCATAATTATGTCCTCCTTGGTTGTTGTTTAAAGATTTTCATTACTTAATTCCTTTTGGTTGTCGCTTGTTTAAAATATTGTCTAATTCAAATGCAGAAAATCTAAACTCTTCAAACTCCTCTAGCTTAAAACTTCTCCATTCTGTTACACCTAGCTTGGCTGAAAGATAAAATTTTTCATTAGTAGGGTTTCGTTTTATTTCTTGAATTTCAAGCCATTTCCCAGACCAAAGACTTCCATCTTTTTTGCGTTTTGCTTTACTTAAATAATCCATTTTAATAATCATTTAAAGCCTCCTGATAACCAATAGCAGTAAGCCACGACGAGCACCCATGCTGAACACAGCATGAGTACCCCATAGATAAACTCGGGAGAGTATATCATATTAATAACTTCAGTCATTACTTTACTCCTTAACTATTTCATATTCAGGATTATCATTCTTCAGATACTCTACGGCATCATCAAGAAACTTATCTATTTGTATATAGATTTTCATTTCGCCATCTTCGTCAAACTGAATATATTGATTAATATCAATAGTTAACTTTGTAAGGATTGTCATTACTTAGCCTCCTCTTTTAAAGCCATCAAACTTATTAATTTTGAATTTGGCAAAGTGATCATAGACGTCTTGTAAAAGATAAGTTGCTTGTTTATTTGCTTTTTCAAGCTCGTCTACTTTTAGGCTAAGTTTACCGAGTTCACGGTTCATTATTTTTAGGCGTGTGCTTAGAATATCAACCGTATTATCAACAGGCATATCCCGAACAGTATTAGAAATCCTATCATTATTTTTACTCTTTCTTTCCATGTGCTCTCCTTTCTAAAAAGCGTTTGTTGGTGTGAGGCGTAAGATTCGCTCGCAACTGATTCTCTTACTTTAATAATAGTACCTAGGACTGCGAGTATTAACCCCACTAATAAATATTACTACAGCATTTGTCGTATGATAAGTCTTATTTGTTCTTGTATTTTCTTAAAACGCCCTCAATATCAGGAGGTTTGTAGCTTGGTCCTTTGAGTATTTTGCCATCTTTACGATAAATAGGTTTTCCCTCGTCATCAAGTTTTGACATATTGCTTTTATGAACTTCTGTGAATAATGGATCAAGGTCTATGCCAAAAGAGTGACCAATCCCGTAAACAACATATAGTAAATCGGTTAAGCCATCAGCAATACCTATTATATCTTTTTCTGCTAGTGCTTTATAGAACTCTGCTAATTCTTCCTCTAGCAATAGCATACCAAGTTTTGAGGTATCTTCATCAGGAAAGGTTGGTGTGTCGTGGACTTTATGCCCGAAAGTCTTCATAAATATTTTTACTTTCCCAGAGTTTGAAAAACCTGTCATCTAATCCTCCATATTCTTACCGTACCATCTGGCATTTGCCTTTGAGTAAGGACAATATTGTAGTTAAAGTGAATCCACGCTTGTATCTTTTGTGCTTCTTTTAAGCTCTTTACTTTAAAGCTGTCACCAATCTCCATTTCAGTTACAAAGGAGTATGTACCTAGACTATGGTGTGTTTGTCTTGGTTTCCCCGATCGTTTGGGTGGAAGTGGAATATCTTTTTCTATTTTCATTTAAGTCTCCATTCAGTATCTATCTGAAAGACGATTCATTATCAAGCCCTTACTACGGACTTTGTTTAAAAACTCTAGTATAAGGTCAAAATCGACTGTCTCAAACAACCTAATGAGTTCTGTTTCTTTTACAGAGAGGTGGTGAGTTGTGCCTTGTTGTCTAGAAAAGAAATCATTTTCTTTCTTCCAGTCTTCCCAACAATTAAATCCTTTTTCTGTTGGTAATCGTAAGGCGAGGAGAGCGGGAGTCGCTTTAGACTCCCACACCCAGTCTGCTATAATATCGTAAGGTATAGGGATTTTTACTGCCATTAACTCATTCCTTCTGGTTTAGGTAAGGGAACTCTCATATATGTCGGATATTCTTCTACTTCAACACAGTTTCGTTTACCGACCCAAGGATCACTTCTTTGATTAAGAGCTGAAGCGATATACATACAAGTTTCGTAATCATGAAACACAAGTCTGTGTATTTGGTGCTTATCGGTTTCAATATCGGGTAGGGTGATTAAAAACAAAGTAAAATAAGTGATGGTAGTATTCATATTCCTTCCCTCCATTGCCTAAGTATCTCCTCAGCATGTTCTTTAGCCATTGTACCGAGTTCTTTTTCTATAACCTTTAGAGCCTGCTCGTTTGTGGCTCCTTCAGTGTTAAGCAGATGATAAAGTTCCTCTTCTGCTTGGATAAGTAAATCTTTAACTTTTCCCATTTATTTACCTCCTTTTTTCTTTATTGGTTCTTCAATTTCCCACTGACCCAGATAAGTTAAGGCTTCGCTCGCAACTATAGGTCGGTAGTTTTCTATTTCATATTCAGCATTTGAAGGGAGATCTACTTTCCACACATGAAAGTTACAACAAAAGGCAACTGTCCCACTACGGTGTTCATTTTCACCCATGTTTGTGAAATAATCAAATACTTCATATATATCGTTGCTTGTTCTCCATCTAAAAACATTAGAACCAAAGAAATGATAGGGTTGGTTGGTTGAATCTTTGGTTTGTATCATGGGCTTACCCATGACTTTACCGTCTTTAGAGACACAGTCAGGGTTGTACACTTTTCTGGTATATATCCAGTTTATTTTTTTACGCATGGTTATCCTCCGATAATAATTTTTGGTGAAATGCGTTATGCTCGGCTTCAGTTTGATGTTTTGCAATGAAACGCATATTTTCGTATTTGCCCCAAATCTCTTTTTGATATTTAAGCCATGTTTTGAAGTGCTTGATTGCCTTGTGCTGAGAAACAGCAACATAATCATTGCCCTGAACTAAATACAGATAATGATATTTTATACACATTTATTAACTCCTTTCTACGAGTTTTATTTGCTATACTTACATTCTAGGGCAACAATAGTCTGTTGATAAGTCTAATTTGCTCTTATTTATTCTTCTTGTTTTAGGCAGTCACAAGACGGTTCGCCTTGTTCGTAAGTGTTATCACATTCGGGGCATATGTTTTCGTAGTAGAAAAAGAGTTTTTGGTTGTGGTGAGTTTTTCTTATTCCTAGCTCACCTGCGTTCTTTTTATCGTAGGGTGACATAGAACTCCAAAACGCCCAATTTGTGTGACCCATAGCCTCTTCACATATATCGTCAATTTTTTCTGATGTATCACGCATTTCTTTTTCTCCTTCTATCTGTTATACGCATTACTTTTTCTATCATTTCTAATTGACCATTAAAGTTGGATTGCTCCCTTGAGCTATGACCTCCATAGTAAATGCTATTTATCTCTTTTTTTGTTTCACGACAAAAGTCTCTAAGGTTTTCAATGATAGCTTTGTAATATTCAACATCTCTATTCATTTTCATTCTACCAACTCCGATTCACCTACAAACATTTCATTTAATGGTGTGATACATTCTTCACCGTTCTTAAAAACTTTAATACTTAATCCTGAACTCCATGGAAAAAACTTTTCATCTAGTTTAGCTACTCTTATAGAAAAACCATCTACTTCTAGCCATGCTCTCTTTTCTTTAAGAACATAGTCTTTATCTAATATAAAACTTTTCATTACTGACCCTCCCATTTGCGTATTTGATCTAGCAAACTTGTCGCGGCTTCATTCCTGCCAATGTAAATATCATCTGTGCCGTCTGATGTTACCCAATCTTCACCATTTTCTTTAGCATCAACAAACTCTTGACTGTCTTCTATTTCATTTTCAAGCCATTCTTTGACCTTGTTTAGCACCCTCCCCTCGTGTGAAGGGAAGATGCTTTTTAACCATGAGGTTAATTGTTGAAAAGAAAAGCTCACTGTCAATACTCCGATGGCAGGAAGAATACTGTACGTTCTCCACTTTTCTGCATATAAAATTTCCATGTTCCAGGAAAAGCGTCAGTAAACTCGATTTCACGCTCAAAAAGGGTAGGACTAGTAGCATCGTTCCCATCACTGGCAGTGATTATTGCTTTTTTGTCCTTTACATAAAGAAACACAACTAAGAAATCATGTTTTTCCATTAGTGGAGCAATTTCGGTAGCGACTATGTCGTTAAACCAATAGGCTCCCCCACTACACTTTTCAAAGAAGTAACGTGTCCCATCAGTGTAGCAATAGTTATGGACTAAGGGGTGTTTGAAATATTGACTTGTTCCAGTAAACATGTTCAAATTTTGCATAAACTCGTTCACCTTAGGATCCTGAAGATTAATTACGTTGTTCATTTATTCCTCCTTTCTATAAGGAATTAAGTTAAAAAACAAAGAGCAGAGGCAAAAATGTTTAGTGGTATAGAAAAACATTGTGAAAATAACACCTCTGCTCCAACAGATTTGGGTAGAACTTTTCAAGCTAAACGCAAACTCAACCAGAAAGGAATGTTCTACCCAAGCCTAGTATAAGAATAACAAATAAAAGCATCGTTGATAAGTCTTATTTGTTCTTATTTATTCCGCTAAAAAGAGGGGAGCAAAAGTAGAAAGGAATGTTAAAACTATGCAAATTAACAGATTTGCTCCCCAAGTGAGCAGTAATTGGAGATTAAAAGCCCTCAAAGTTTAAGAAAGCTACTTTCGTGTCCACCAACGAAAAACTCTTCCTTTAACTAACCGTGCTTTTAATTCACACTATAAATAATACACTATTTTTTATCTATGATAAGTCTTATTTGCTCTTATTTATTCTTCCAAGTAGAACCTATTAAGAATCCACACTCTGCACAAGAAATACCTCCTTCTTGTTTGGGCTTTTCTTCCTCTGTCACAAGGTGAAAAACATTACTCCCACAAAGAGAACACATTAAAACTCTCACTTGTTTTTCTTCTACGGTAGGTTTAGTCTCTCTCCTGAAGGGGATTACATTACTTTTTTGCTTTTCCATATCTGACCTTTTTATTGCCTGTAATAATACACCATATTAAGCAATTAGCTCGTTGACTTTTCCTTTTTGTTCCTTTTTTGTTGTTTTTTGCCCTTATTATTGAATAAATCAGGAGAAATCACCGAGTTTTTCGCTTCTTTTTGCATTTCTTTCCATGCTTTTAACACTTCTGGCTTGAGAAATCGTACATGTTTGACCCTTTTATCAGGTTCTATTTTTTTCAACGCAAATTGTTCTTCCAGTGAGGTTTTTGTCATTTTATTTCCTTTTCAGTTCATTACAAATTTAGTATAGCAGTCTTTACAATAGCTTGATGTGGGTATGGCTACTTCTCCACATTCACATTTAAGAGCTCCGTTTAACAACACACGGTGACAAGCACCACAATAGACATCAGTTTTATGATCATCCTCATAAATTCTGCCTCTTGTTTGTTCTCCACAATAATCACAACTTATAAAGGTTTTCCAATGTCGTTTGTACCGTAGAGGGTTCTTTATTTTTGAGGGTAATTGCATTTATAATCTCCTGTACTTGCTGAAATTCATCCAGTTTTCTATAGTTTTCTTGCAAATAGTTAATTCCCTTTATGAAAACATCTTCCGCAAGAGAATTTCCTGTTTGCATTAGTCTATAACAATGGAGAATAAGTTCAAGCTTATCTGCTATATCGCATAAAGATTTTTCAAGCACCGTTACTTTATAGATTCTACTACCCACCCCTATTTTATCTTCATGGTCGTTTTCCACTTGTTCCATTAATTTATTCAGCTGTGGGTATTTCCACTTAGTCGTTGCAGGCATATCCCCTGTTTCTGCTTCTGCCACATCATGATACATTAGGTGAATCATGCAGTTTTTACTTACGTCAGGAAAAAGTGTTTGTAAAATAACCATCGCCCTCCATGTATGAGCGGCGACATTCTGCCCCTCTGATAACTCTGGTCGAGTATGGTAGCGAACAACATGTCCTGCTTTTAGACGTTCGTGTAGTCTTTGCAAAATAAGTGCTTTGCTGAATTTAAGTCGTATTGATTTTAAGTCAACATCTGGCTGTGTTGACTCTTGAGTCCTCTTGTCCATGGCTTCTCCGTAAATGTTTGTTTTGCCTCCCCCCAATTTGGTCCAAATTCAGCGTCAACTACTGAGGGAACTTCTAGTTGGACGCAGTTTTCCATGATTTCTGTGATTTGTTTAGCCTGTTGTTCGTCCTCTACAGAAATATCTAGTTCATCGTGAACTTGAATCATGGGTAGTATACCTTCTTCCGCTAATGCGACCATCGCCGCTTTTGTTTGATCAGCCGCTGACCCTTGTATCAGTTTATTCAAGGCTTTATATGTAAACGCTCTTTTGATGGCAGGACCATGCTCTCCGTAAGCTTCTTGGTAGCTCATGGGTTTCCAACTTCCATATTTGTTAGGCTCCCATTTATCGAATCTACAACGCCTCCCTAACAAAGTGCGTATAACCCCCCGATTACTCGCTCTATTTGAGGTGTATTCACTTAATTCTCTTACAAAAGGCACTTTGTCGTGGTAGGTGGAGAATAAATCTTGAGCATCTTCGTATTCGAGTCCTAAACTAGCGGCGAGTTTCTTACTTCCCATACCATAAAACAGTCCTAAGTTAATGTCTTTGGCTTGTTTGCGTGGAACTCCTACAATATCAGCCGCCATTTGGTGGAAATCTGTTCTTGCGTTTTGGTTGTATTGCTCAGAGAACTCTGAAGCCCCTCTGAACCCCATCAACTTAGCATAATGAACAACTATGCGTGGTTCTTGGCTAGAGTAGTCGAACGCACCCCATAAGGCTCCTTCTTCTGGTAAGAATAGGCTACGTATCATTGGTCCAATTTCACCATGCCTAGCAGGGATTTGTTGTAGGTTTGGATTGCTGTAGCTAAACCTACCTGTGACTGTACCCCCTTGATCGCTTCTCAAGGGGTGTAGCTCAGCGTGAATACGTCCATTCACCTGATGTTTTAAAACGGTGTCTACAAAAGTAGACCTTGCTTTTTGATATTCACGAGCCTGCACTATCATTTTAGGTATTTCATGGGGGTGATTAGCTAAAAATCCTTTAGTAAAAGAAGGAGCTTCGGTTTTTTCTGTTTTGGTGTAGCTAAGATTTAAAGAATCAAACACTTTTGCCACACTTTCGGCTGACCAGATTTCTACTGCAACCCCTGTCTTTTTAAGAATAGTCGTTAGAAGATTATTTTCCCTAACTAATAAATCTTCTTTTATCTTCTCTGCTTTGTCTAGGTCTACTCTAACTCCTCTTTGTCTCATAGGAATAATGGTTTTTAAAACTTTAAGCTCTAAATTAAAGATATCCTGAATGTCCTCCTTAATAATTAAGGATTTAAAGTGCTTCCATAACCTTAATGTAAGCGAGGCATCTTGTTCTGCGTATTTGCCTACATGAGCCGCAGGGAGTTTATACATTTCGCTTTTTGCATTTACTCCAAAAGCTTCGGCGGCTTCTCTTAATTCAACCTCACTTTTACGCTCTTGTAGGTAATCTCTTCCCAAAGCATTTAGAGCATAACTAAACCTGTTCTCATCTAGTAAAGGAGCAACAACCATTGTGTCAACAATTCTGCCGTGAATGGTTACGTTTTCAGCGAGTAACCAACCGACATCGTAAGGAGCATTGTGGAAAATGTAATCTCGGTCTATTTTACAAACAGAAGCTAACCACTTTAATGTCATATCGGGATCGAAATTAGGTCCGATTTCGTGGCGAATGGGAAAATACCATTGGTCTCCTTCTACAGCTACGGCTACTCCTATTATACAGCCATCTTTTCTAGCCCAACCACTTCCCATAGAGGAAAGATTAGGATCTTTGGTTTCAAGATCTATTGATACTTCTTTAGCATGACTTAAATCTGGGTAGCCATCTGGCATAACCCATTCAGTCGGGGGTTGAAATAGGGGGTACTGCATTTCGTTTTATCCTCATTGATTGTTTACATCTTTTACAGATGGGAAATTTGTTTTTTAATGCTCGAAAGGTAATTATCTTACTTGTTCCACAGTCATCACACACGGCTCTAATTGTGTTATCTAGTTTTCCATTCGCACCTGTCTTCACGAAACATATCCTCCTCTTCATGAGATATTCTACTAGGGTGATCTAAACCATCTGTATCATAAGACTCATGGTTATTATCCTTTCTAAGAATTTCTGCTTCTACAAGCATAAGATACCTGCGTAAATCTTTGATATCATCAATAACACCCTCTGGTCGAGTATCTAACTGAGCTGTTTTGAATATATCATAGTTATGCTCCGTGACTTGCTTTTCAAGCCTGTCCCATTTACGAGCAAGCATCATAAACGCCCCTACACCTCCACGCTGTTTCCAGCTGTCACCGTAGCTTTGTTCAGATTTATGCAACCCTTCTACATCTTGCTTTGCTACTTTTTCTACAAGTGCTATCATCGTGCTGTATTGTGTCATTTTTTCCTCCTTTTTAACCATTCAACACACGCCTTACGCCATGCTCTGTCTTCTATTTTAAAAGCATACTTAAAAGCCGAACTCATATTCTTTTGTTTCCACATATGCCACGATTTTCTCATCATAGCCGCCGTCTTGCCCAAGAATTCATTTTTATAATTGAATAAATCTTCATCTATAAACCATTTTTGCAATTCTTCATCAAAACAACTTGGGTCTGAAACAATAGGGGGAGAACTGTAACTCAACCCATCATCCGCAATGGTGAGGTAAGGTTCTCTGTCTATTTGCATACCGTCTAACTTTTTTAAAGGCTCTACATAGGCATGAAGATTATTACTGAATTGGTAATAGTCGCCCACCTTACAGCCTGTCATAGATGCCATATACTCTTGCAGTATAGACATATGCACAGCATTAGCTCCATAAGCTCCCCATATCATATCATTACTACGATTAACTACTGTCATGTGAAGTTCACTTTTTCGTTTCCAAAAGAAGATTTGTGTATTACAGGGGTGATCTTTACCACCATTACTTCTATGGAGGTCTTGTATGGGATCCCACATATTTATAACCACTCTCCTATCGTTGGGATAAGTGGTTAATCTAAATATGGCAATTTCTAACTGATCTTTACCAAACCATGTTCTCCACCTGTAACCGTAAGCTCCATGTGAAGTTATTCCATCATCACTGTATTCCACCATTCGCTTATTGTAGTTTTGTATAAACTCTACATCGTTTCTACCTGCTAACATCCAAAGGGATTCCATTAAATGGAAATAGGGGTTAGCGTCCCTTTCTGGATAAAACAATACTCTTTCTCTACTGTGTGTATAGGTCGTTACAACTGGACCAGGAAACTCCAATGCTAACCCATTACGAGTTTCCACTTCTATACCTGAAGATTCTAAAGCATCTTTGCCTATGGCTAAAGCTTCACTAACATTACGAACCCATATTTCTTGCATCTGCTACATCCTTTCTTATCCAACAACTGTTAGGTTCAATGAGTTTAGGCAATGAACCTTTTTTATTTGCAACTCTTTCAGTCCACTTTAATAAGTATCCCTTAGAACGTAAAAGCTCCCACTTTCGCTGTTTTATTTCTTCCTGCTCCTCTCTATACTCTTTAGTGGTATTGCCCTTAATAGCTACATAATCTTCTGTGATTATTTCTTCTGGAAACACTTGCCAACTGTAAGCAGATAATATGTTTTTATCATTGCCTTCTGTATCTATCTTTAATATGTCCACATGGGTAATATTGTGTTCCTTGAATAAAGTGTCTAAAGTTTTAAGGGGAACAGTTTGATACTCATCTGTTAAATGCTGTGAAATATATTCGGTGTCCTTTAATAAAGAAGAACGCATACATTTTTCTTTTTGTGCAGGACTACGTCTGTTCATAAATCCATATTTCCCCATATATAATTTACCTACACCATCTTCATTGCTTATGGCACAATGTTCATACTTGAAATCACACCCCGATAAGCTTTTAAATATTTCCTCTTTTAAATGAATATTGGGTTCTACCATCAAACCAAACCATTTTTCTCTTTTACGATGCAATAACTTATTAGCTAGAGATAATGTTCTGGCATTAAAGCACCCAATGTCTACAATTACCTTTTTGTTCATATAACGCCTCCTCGACGTAGTTAGTGGTTTTGCTACCCTGTACACCTAAAAAGGCGTAGAGGGGGTCGAGTGGCTTAAATACGCCCCTCAAAAAAGCTTAAATACTGTTTTCCTATAACTTTTGGGCTGTGTAGAGCTAATGCCTTGCTACCGTTCTCTCTATAAAAAGATAAAGGCGTTGAAGTAGAAGAGTACTGTGTTCCCATCACTCCTGCGTTAGATGCTACTCCCATACTCTTTCTGGGTATAGAATCGTTGGGGGAATCTATACTGTTTATAAGTTCAGCTAATTCTTCTGCTGTGCTTACGACTAAACAATTGATATCTGGCTTCATATCGTCTGGCTCATCCAGTAACCACTTAGAATGAATAATAGGAATACATCCTGCGTTCCATGCTTCAAGCCAAGTGTACTGTGTTCCCCCTCCATCGCCTACTATTTGGGTCATATCTACATTAAAGATATATTTTTTCATAAGGTTAAACGCATGATCATTTTCTCTTGGGTAGTGAGCCTTAGACTGTACCCATTCAGGATACTTAGGCACTATCTTAAAGCGAGTGTATATTCTGTTTTCAAATCCCCTTATGTTTATTTTCTTGTTATCTGGTAATAAACGGTTAGCATCAAGCAAAACTTCTGTGTGCTTATCAAAATCTATTCTAGAAGTACTGATAGCAATTCCTCCACGAGTGCTTATATTGTTTGGGGTTTGAGAAGTAAAGGGGGAGTAGGGGTGTCTTATGAAAGTAGAACCCTTTAATGTCCTTGCCCCAATTTGTCTTATACTGATACACCTATTGGGATCTAAGTTTTCAGGCAAGTTTTTCAACTCAGTAGGATCATGCACCACTATGAAAGCACCGTTGTCATATAGCTGTTGTGTTTGTTCCTTGAACTGTTTGGCTCCTGCGACAACAAGCTTAATCTCTGATCGCATAGAATTACTTGAAAAGTTACCATTGTATTTGTTAAAAACATCATCCAAAGAAATGTTTTGGTACTTTTTCCCATACCCAAAATCTCTTTGAAACTTTTCTGATTTTGGACGAACCTTGTAAAGATAAGGGGTAATCCCCACTTCTTTTAGTGCGTCCATAAGGTGACTGGTATAAGTTACCCAACCTCCATAGGGATTGGGACTTAAATAAAATAAATTTGCTCTCATTCTATTTTTCCTTTTATTGAATCTGTAAATGTTTGTTTGTACAAGCTACGAGGCTTACCCTCACCTAGCCTAACTCTTTCGTACTTGTCCCACTCACATAGGCTATGTTCAATAGTACGCATATCTATGTCTGATTCAGAACAAATTAATTGACCATACTCTCGCTTGTATTGAAGCAAGAACCACATTTCTTCATTAGCTTGTTTTTGGCTTATCGTTTTGTTGAGGGGGCGTTCCCCAATCCTGTTAAGACCGCGAATTGCTCCAGGTCCTGCGTTTGCCCAAGTAAAACGGTCTTTTGGGCATGGTAACACAGATGTGTAGTTGAGGTCGGAAACGACCTCGTATGACATAAAACCTCCCCCTCCCCACCCTTTATAGGAAGCCATCGCATTGTGGAGACTTTGCAAGGAATTTGTTTGGGACGCCACAATAGCAAGTTTTTCCTTGTCTCGCCAGATTGGGGATAAGAAGTGGTCAACTACTACCTCCGATTTCCTAAGTTTAAGACCCTGATTCGTAATTATATACGCTCCAGTAAATGTCCGTAAACCCTTATCTAATCTTCTTTCTATGATTTCTTTGGTGCGAGTAGGATCCCACTCTGTTACCCACCCATGTTCCTCAGCAAACTCTATAGTACCCACCATTCTAAACAAACAGCAATTAAATATTATTTCGCCATGATCACGATTATGGTTTAAATCAGTCCAGTTCCTACGCATCCAAACGGTTACTCTATCGTTTTCCCTAAATGGATTAGTGAACTTATATTTTTGTAATATAGGGTCAGTAGTCCAAGGAGGAGGTTTACCCTCTAGCCTACGTTGATATATACGATGCCGTTCTGTTATCCAATCATATAACAAACAGGCATTTAATCTAGCTTCTTTTTCAAACATACTTCTCCCTTTCTATGAAGTGGTGTGGCTACATTGTAATATAGTAGCCACACTAGGACAATAATTACTTTATCAAGCTACTGAGGCATATTCAAGAACCTTGCTTAGTGCTTTTCGCTTGGTGTTCGCACCTGCCCCGAACCATGCTGAATGCAAAGCATTCCCTTCAGCGTGTGAGCGTTTTTGGTGATCCATAACATAGGTAACACCATTTAGTACTCCCCACCAAGTCCCTAAGGCAGATTCCATATTAGCTCCAGGGGAAATTTCTATTGCTTCATAAACGAGCTCTGCTGTGTGCTTAAACTGATCTCGCATTGGAACATTTACCTCTGCTGAACTTTCTGCTTTGCCTCGTTCAATAAGTAAGTTTGGTTGGAACAACTCAGCAATAAAGTTATCTACATCAAAAGGTTTTGCCTTTTTACTAGCTAAAAACTCTGATTGTTCTTGGAACACTTTCATTTGCTGACCACTAATACCTAATGCCTCCTCAGCGGCTTTCTGTATTTCTTCGTCAAACATTTGTAAATGCAATACTCGGAAACGGTTGCCTTCTATGTTAAGAGCTTGTGTTAGAGTATTATTACAAACAACTCTTATAGGTGTGAACATAATAGTCATTGCTTTACCTACCTGATGGCTATTGTTCAGTAATAAATAACCTTGTACGTCATCGTTTCCTGGAAGCCTGAATTTATCAGTAAGTTTAGCTAACCCCCACACATCTTTACCCTCTTTTAAGCTTCCTGCTGTTTCCATTGTCATTTGTCCTGCTTCGGTAAACTTTTTGAAAAACTTCATTACCTCTGCGTTTTGGAACGGAACATAGCTATCACCACAAGAAGAAAGCACTTTGTTGTCTGAGTCTCGAACTAAAAAGTAACTTTCAGGAGCACGAATAAATCCTGCTTCTCCTGTTGGGTCGATGATATTCCAACAATCTGGCTTATCTACCGTGTAAGCAGGACGTTTGGAAACTGTCCAATCGATTTGTGCTTCGACCAACATTTGTTCAGGGGTCATTTGATTGCTAACTTTTTTACCTAGCCCATGCCAAGGAACTTGTCCTGCATAAGCCATTGTTTCAATTTCGTGTGCCATGTGTATCTCCTTTCTCTGAGTTATTAGGCATATCTATATACGGTAAAGTTTCATATGTTTTATAAGGAACATCGAGCAATACTTGGTCATTGCCACCAAGTAAAACCTGACAACGCATTTCTACATCGTTATGGGACATATTCCATGCAACAGGGTATAGATTCCCTGCTTCCAACCATTCAAACACTTTTGGGTCAATTGAACGATTACGCTTACTGCGAATCGCTTCTTTATTTGCCTCTTGTAAGGCATCTTTAGTAAAATACTTCACTTGCATTTCTTTCTCCTGTGCTAGTTAGTAACAATTATTAATATACACCCAACCTTTTACATTGATAATTCTTATTAATTCTTATTTACTCAGGCTGTTAACGAATACCCTTGACTGAACATAGGGTGTATTAAATGTAGCCTATCGGTAGCTCTTGTTAATCCCACATAAAAAACTCTAGCCTCGTCATCTTCGTAGTTATTAATCTTCCTCCACATACTGTATGGTCTTCTCATTGTATCTGTTAAAAGCATTACATTTGTAGCTTGAGCTCCTTTAGCAGAATGAATGGTAGAGATTCGTATTCTAGGAGTCTTAGTTAAACTTTCTCCTTTTCGCAAACAAGCCTTTATGTAAATTCTATCTCTTTCACTTATTTTGCCTAACCCTGTCTCCCATGAATGGGAGTGTAATAGTCCATGATCCTTTTGCAAATCTTCTAAACTATAGAAAACACCATCTTCACCATCAGGCATTGTTTTACTGCCATAGGTAATTTGACTATTCAACATCATATGTTTATACACAAGTCGTACTTGATCAGCATCTAACCTGTTTCCTTGCCTAAGTGATTCCCACAACCTAACAGCCTCTAGTACTCTACTATCTATACTCTTTGAGCCGTTATAAATATATAGGTGTCCTCTTCTGCGAACTTCTTCCTCTATTTGTTGAGCTCCACGAGTGGTTCTGCTTAACAGTAGCCAATCCCCACTACTTAAATCAACTTCTTCAGAATGACGATGCCAATAAATATTTCCTTCTATTTCTTTTGGTTGAAAAATCTTTTCTCTTCTTCCTACTATAGTTTTTATTACATGATGACTAAGCTTGTGATGAGAAGATGGAATCCTGTAGGACTTATCTAGTAGAGTTACTTTACCCTCTAATCCCACAAAATGTTCTACATCTGCTCCTGCATAACGAAAAATAGCTTGGTCATCATCTCCTGCTACATAGCAGATTTTACTGTTTTGTTCTAGCATATTAACCATCTCCCATTGAATGGGAGACAAATCCTGTGCTTCGTCAATAAACACAGCTTCTAACTTTGGGCAAAGACCGTTTTCAATAAATGTTTCAAGCATACCTGCATAGTCTTGTAAGCCATAAGAAGTTTTCCAATATGCCAAACCACGAGCAACATATTCTACTCTAGCCCAGTCCGTTTTCAAAGGCACAGTGCTATCGTTGTATATCTTGCGTAAAGGTTGGCGTAATACCCGAGCCATGTTTATAATTTCTAAAAACTTATCGCCATAACCAAAGTCCTTGTACGGACCTTGCTCCATAACTGTTCCTGTGTAGAATTTTCCTATCTTTAACCAATCAGCCACTTCTTGATATTTTTCAGGCGTAATGATTTGGGAGTGTGTTAACCCTGACATCATAAAGGCAAGACTGTGTAATGTCCTAAAATAGGGGAGCTCTTTCTTTGATAAATTAAACTTTTCACATGCTCGGTCTACTGCCTCTGTTGCGGCTCTTCTTGTAAAGGCAAAATAGCCTATTCTATCAGGAGCGACTCCTGAGGTTAAATACTGCTCTACTAAACTGAGTAGTTTTGTTGTTTTTCCTGTTCCAGGAGGACCTAATACAATCTGCACTAAATTATACCTTCTCCTGCAGGAAGCTCAGGTAACGGTATTTGATCTTGGTCATCATTGAAAAACTCTTGTGGTAACGACCAAACATGAATTCCCTTTCCTCTCACTCTCCAAAACATTTTTTCTGCCTGTATATCCTGCAGTCTTAATGTTATTTTATTAGAAGTGTAGTGGTTAAAGTCGTTTACAGATAAATGCTTTTTTACGTCTTTTACTTGAAAATAAACTCTACCTTCAACCCAAACAGCTACACCTTGAAGTATATCTTCTCGTTCCTCCCCTTTAGCTCTTTCTGAACAGAACGCATGAAGCAAGTCTTCAAACTCACCTTTTAGTGTAGCATCTGGTGGAACTTCTACAATAGTTAAATTATCCAATAAAAGCTGTATTCTGGTTTGCCATGCTCTCTGGTTCACTGCTATAGGAAATTTGTTAATTTGGGAAACACATTCCTTTTGAAACTGAGCTTGACTGGTCAACCCATTAGTGCTTAATTCCACACGTTGACCATCTACATTTAATATCCATATAGGGGGGTCACCATCTATTTTGGTAAGACTAGACATATCGTTACCAACCCCTGAAGGACCAACACCATACTTCCTACTTTTACATACCTCTTTATCACAAAAGGGCTTTATAGGTTGGTCTTCACATTTATAAAAATAATCTTTTTTCTTTAATTGCCGAATAACAACACCCACCTCATTATGAGAAAGGGGAGGCTTTAGGTAATCCATATTATATTTCTGCACCAACACTTCCCAATCATCTTCGTTATACATTCTTGCATAAACACCCAAGTTGAATAGGGCATTGTTCCGTGAGCCTTCCCCAAAACCCTTACTGCATAGATGCTGTAGGCAAGGAGGACCTTCCTTTAGTATACCTTCTTTTGTGCCAAAACTCATTGTTAACTTACGGAACTTGGCAGGAGTGATAACAAAAGGTTTTGCATATTCTAAAAACTCTTGTACCTGTAAAGCTTTACCCTCGTCATCAAAAGCATACCTAGTGGTTTTATCGCTTCCGTGATAAGGCATATTTAAGAAATTTCCTGTGTCACCCCTATCTAATAAAATAGTTGTTTGTTTGGGAAATATTTCACTGCCCGAAAATCCTAGAGCCGCACTCAGCTCTATCATTTTCCTTTGCATTTCCTCTGCTTCAATAGTCTGTGTTAAAAATATCCATATATGAGCTCCCCCTGATTTTGTTCTTCCCACAATGGCAGGGATATTATTAGCTCTTAAAGTGGTGACTAATTGTTTATGGTTAATGTCATATTTGTCTATATCTATAGCACCCCATTGACAGGTGTTGTCACTACGAATGGGGATTATTCCTAGCCCTGTGCCTCCCTTAAGATGTTCTTCCCACATAGCAATAGTGGTCGATTCTCTTATAACTTTAGCCGTTCCTTGTTTCTTACCATCAGATCGGCGTGTGCTAACAACATATGTTCCATGAGCAATATCACTACCTAAAAATAAATAGAAAAATTGTTGTGCGAGTGATGTCATCTCGTTCTCCTTAAAGTGGAAGAAGAACTCAGTAAGCTACCTCACCAAGTTCTTCCTCCGCAGTTACAAGGCGATCAACCCTTGTATCTGTCTGGTTACATTACGCTATTGTTTTCAGCCTTAGAGTCAGAGGCAGAAGTATCTTCCTGCACCTGTACTGTCCCTGCTGTTACCGACTTACCAAACGCTAACCCCATATTGAATAAAAATTCATCCTCAGAGTTTTCTAAGTCGAGTTGTCGCACCCTGTTGATTTCCCAACCAAACCAAGAACCTTTATCGTTCTGCTCTGGAATAGTGGATAATTTGTACACTTGCGACATCAATGGTAATGTATAAACTCCATTGGCTCCTTTTGCCGTTATGGATTGGGCTTGTGTCAGCCACTTACGAGACTTCTTTAATTGTGTTGAAGTCATTGTAATCAGAGCTCGCTGTGCTCCCATTGTCTTGTGTAAAAACAACACAAAAAATTGAGCAGTATTGGATAAGTAATTACCATTTGGTAATACATCACGCCCCTGATCATCTCGGTTTGTACTCGACACCACAGGATCATCACTTGAATAGGATTCAACGTACCCCCCACCTTTTTCTCGTGGTGTCCATTCAACATAACGCCTATTATAATGGCATGGGATTACTTCAATACCTTCTTCGCCGTTATAGGCTTCATTTAAGACTGTATTAAAAATCATGCCTGCGTGAGCATCTTCAACATAAGCACCATCTCTTTTGTTTACTTGCGGACTCATCTGAGCCAATATTCGCAAGAACGGAATAGCTAAGTCATCTGAAGCGACCTCACTAAACCCTGCTGAGCTCACTTTTTCAAAACCCTCATATATCATGGGGGTCTTATTTCCTGCGTTTGCAGTTACTTCGTTTTTATTCACCATGTACTTTCTCCTTACTTCTTAGTGATTACGGCTTTTTGCCCAATATACAAACCGAATAAGTCCTGTGGTATATTTACGCCTTTTTCGGTTGTGTCTTTTGCCCATGCTTTTAAGGTCATCGGCTCTACCCATTTACGAGTATTAACAGGCATACCACGACCTGTTAACTCATCAGCAAATTGTTCTGCTTGGTCTTCTTGTCCACGCACAAAGTTTGTTGAAACTTGGTTTTTAATTAAATCACCATACTCATTTTCAACAAGCCATTCAAAAGCTTCTTCAGCTTTAGCTTTAGGGATAGAAGCACTGTAGAACTTTACAACATTTATTTCTGTACCATCAGTCATGGAAAAGACTTTTATGTTGTGTTCTGCTAATAATTCAGGCAACTCTTCTTCTTGTATAGTTCTAAAGTTTGCCTTAACTTCTTTAATTTCAGCCTCCAACTGTTCTTGTCTTTGCTGAAGTGTTACTAGTTTATTTACAAGTTTACTCACTTTACTCAAGCCTTGCTCGGTGATTTGGCTGAGCTCGCCTGCTACATTTTCGAAACTACTCATTGTTCCCTCCTGGACGATGGCTAAGATTGGCTTCCAAAGGAAAATACTTACCCTCTTGCCTGTCCCATTTTAACATTTTAAATTTTCCTGCATTGAACTGAGAAGCCAACGCCGCCGCGAGTGCGATAGCCGCTGGATCCCCTGCAAGTAACAAATAATCTTCGTCTGAGAACTTACTAAGCTTACGAATCATACGGCTAATTGTAGGCTGAGTCGAATAACTTGTTTGTTCTCCTGCAGGAAGTAATATTTCCACATCACCAAAACTAGTAGCATCTGTTATATCTCTTCCACGCATTTCTTGTGTAATATATACGGTCATGTCTTTCTCCACATGTTGGTTTATTCGTTATAGCATATATTGTACTAACAGCGTTAGTCTTATTTAGTCATTTTTACTCCGCTATATTTAATATATACAACTTTGCTTATTACAGGGTAAAACCCATTGAAAGAAAACACTTTTTTTATCTTTTGTTTTCGCGTAGACCCGAAAGTAGCTATCAGATATTGTATATCGGAGAAAGTTAAAATTTGAATTAACAGTAATTTATATTTCACTCCTATATAGCAAAGTTAGGCTGATAACAAAAGATTAGTCCTGTTTTTGTTTTTGTGCTATTTATAAAAGTAACAGCAAACTGTAGCAGGTTGAAGCCAATAGTTCGAAAAGGCAGAAGGCTTCTTTAATAGTTGATCTGGCTTGGGGATTGATCAACCCACTATCAAACAACACCTGCGTCTAGAAAGTAAGTTATGCGATACAAATTTAAACATAAGCCGTATGAGCATCAGCTCACGGCATTAGAAAAATCCTGGGATAAGGAATATTTTGCTTATTTTATGGACATGGGTACAGGTAAGTCTAAAGTTCTTATAGACAACATATCCATGCTCTACGATAAAGGAAATATTTCTGCATCTCTTATAATCGCCCCAAAGGGTGTGTATAAAAACTGGGAACGCAAAGAATTACCCACTCATCTACCAGACCATATAAAAGCGAATATTGTTTCCTGGTCTCCAGAAAAAACTAAAAAGAAAACAGAAGAATTAAAAACCTTATTACAGGTTGGTGAAGACTTACAAATATTTCTTATGAACGTTGAAGCACTAAGCACTAAAAGAGGTGTAGACATAGCAGGGAATTTCTTACTGCATCACAGGTGCTTATTAGCTGTAGATGAAAGTACAACTATAAAAAGCAAGTCAGCTAGAAGAACAAAAAACCTAATAAAATTAGGTAAACAGGCTCCATATAGGAGGATACTTACAGGATCTCCTGTTACTAAATCACCTTTAGATTTATTTACACAGTGTGAGTTTTTAGAAAATTATGTGCTGAAACAAGGAAGTTATTGGACATTTCAAAACAGGTATGCTAAAATGGTTCGTAGAACTATGGGAGCTCATAGTTTCAACCAAATAACAGGATACCAAAATCTTGATGAACTTAATGGTATCATTGAACCTTTCAGCTTTCGTGTTCGTAAAGAAGATTGTTTAGATTTACCTGATAAGGTGTACACCAAGCGTACTGTAGAGTTAACAGATGAACAGAAAAAACTTTATGAACAAATGCGTCGTACAGCTCTTGCTGTTATAGAAAATGAAGGTATGGTTACTGCTCCAACAGTATTGACACAATTACTAAGGCTTCAACAAGTATGTTCGGGGTTTGCTAAGTTAGAAGATGGCAGGGTGATAACTGTTAAAACTAACAAACTTCAAGAACTAATGGACGCTTTGGAGGAAGTCGATGGGAAAGTTATTATTTGGGCAAACTTTACCCATGATTTAATTAGCATAAAATCAACATTAGATAAAGTTTATGGGGAGGGCTGTGCAGAGTTGTTTTATGGTGAAACTCCTGCTAATGAACGACAATTAATTGTTGAACGTTTTCAAGACCCTAATAGTTCACTTAGGTTTTTTGTAGGACAACCACGCACAGGAGGCTATGGTCTAACTCTTACAGAAGCGAAAACAGTTATATACTATAGCAATGGATATGATTTAGAGGTTAGACTACAAAGTGAGGATAGAGCTCATAGAATAGGACAAACAAATAAAGTAACCTATATAGACATTATCGCTGAAAAAACAGTTGATGAAAAGATAATCAAGGCGTTAAGAAATAAAATTGATATAAGTAGTAGTGTATTGGCAGAGGGACATAGGGAATGGATAATATAACTCTTATCGCATTGCTTTATTTGTTTGGGGTGTTAGTCTTGCTTGTTTTCAACCACTAGGGGTTTACAATAAGCTGAATAATTCCTTGTTTTACCTGCTAATGAGTTATTTATAGTTTCTTCATACCATTTACATTTTTGATAGCTAGGATATGTTATTTCTCCCTCTGGTTGGGTGTTGTTCATAACAGTCAGAATAAATACTAATGTTTTCATTTAAAACTATCGTTTAACGAATCTACCACACTATCTATATTTGGTTCTTTACCATTTGGATCATATTTACATTGATATTCCATTGGGCATTGACCTTCTACCACTAATGTATATGTATCATTAGCTCCTTTATACAAACACACTTCCTGTCCATTTTTTGCTTTTCTTCTTTTATATCTTCTACAAGTTATGTATTTTGGGTCTTCTCTTATGCCTTTTCGTATTTCTTGTTCCCAAGTCCAATCACTAAATTTCTTTAAGAAACAGGTAAAACATTGCTTTATATTTTCTGATTTAGCTAGATATATTATTTCACCATCAGCACATAGCCACTCAAATGTTTCTTGTCCACCGTCTCTTCTTAAACAATTAATCCCACCATCCTCTGTCGACCCCCATGAGGGAGTAAGTGAATAGACCAAGAACAGCCAAACCAATAGAAAGAACAACAACGAGGGCAACAATCCCAATGATTTTTTCTCTAAATTTTTGTCTATCATATATTTCTTTTTGCCTTCTTTTACGAATTTGACCTTCCATTGCTAATAACTCATCCCACGCTTTACTTCCATGAGTGAACATTAAAAATTGTTTCAGTTCATATCTTTGTTCTTCTAATTTCTTTTTTGCCGTAAACGCCTCAATCGCTTCTTGTTCAATACTACCCCCACCAAACACTTTTCGTATCATAGAGGGATTTTTTGCTGATTTATGAGCATTGTCTACATCACTTACAGCACCCATCCATCTTGATAAATCTTGAGACATTGATTCCAAATCACGTCCTGCTTGAAAGGCTCTCTTTATGCCTGCGAAAGCTGTAGAAGCTGTGCTTACAGCTACAGAAATACTAACTGGATCGAACATTATTTATCCTAAAAGGGTGTTTATCCCGCCTGTAGGCGATCTTCTTTTTGCAATGGCGATGGCTGTAGCATCGTTTGGAAATAAACTGGCAACATCTGTGGTAGATTGTTGATTGGGCATCAAACTGGTTGTTGGTCCGATGATTCTAGAAAGAGGAGGAGGTTGTATCGGAGGCTGAAAGGTTTCTTCTTTTTTAGGTCTTGGTTGAGGTTCTGTTATGGGTTCAGTTGTTATGTTTGGTAAAAGCTCTATAGTTTCTGTTCCAACAGGTCCTGAAACACTTTCACTTAAAGATTCCCCATAATCCACACCAAGAGTATACAGGTAGGCGTTTATAAATCTTTTGTTTTTCTCTGTAATACCACCAGAACTTACTCCATTTTGTTCTTCAACTAATCGTTTTGCCAGAGTAGGATTAAACATAGCTTCTCTAAATAAAGCATCTGCCCTTGCACTAGTTCTAGATGAAAGTGCTCTAAAAAGCCCCCAAGCGGCGACTGATTTAGGTCCAACACGCTTTTCTTGCAAAGCTACAAACCTTGTTGCTAAAGCAGGAGGGCTTGATCCAAAAGCTTGTGTGAATTTTTCAATAGCTCCTTCGGGTATTATACCTGTGCCTCCTGGTTCAATTCCTGTTGCGATCGCTCTTTCTGTGGCATCAGCAAGTAACCACATATTATCAACATGGGATTTATCAAGAGCAATATCTAATATTTTGTGGTGCTTGTTTAGTGCAGATTTAAAAGCAACTGGATCCTGCCATGTTTTTTCAGGGAACAATCTGCTTATGATCGCCGCATTAAACACCTCCGTTGCTTCATTACTAGACATAACACTGTTTTTCAAACTTGCTTCTCTGGTAACAGCTTTTTTCAGGTCAAGCATTAATTTAGGACTTCTTAAAGCATCATCTAGCAATTTGTCAGGAGAATTGTATCCCTGTGTGTTTCTTAAAAGTGTTTTCATTAACAAGTTAGAATTTATTGCTTTCCTTCTGTTAACTAATGATTCTTGTCTTTTTAGTAAAGATCTAAGTAAAGTCTCTGTGTTTGAAATATCTTCAAACAAACCAAGCTCAGAAAGAACTTCACTATTCTTGTTTATGTAGGTATTTAATTTATCAGGATCAAGTACGCTTTTATTTTTGTTGTACACTTGGTTATGAATCTTATCAAGAATTATGTTTTTCATATGTTTTTGAGCTAACGGATCATTTTCAAAAACTTGCATGAAGTGTTTTGCAGAAACAGAATCAGTTAAAAAAGCATCTGCTACTTTTTCTCCTGGAAGGATGTAATGGGAATATTGCATACCACTTTCGGCTAATTCTTTACTAATGTTTGGAGCAAGTACTCTAGTCACTCCTCCTTTTTCAAAAGGAACAACTACGTTTTCGGAGTACCATGTTTTAAACGTATTAAAGTTTTCATTTGTTTTGCCAAAAGTGGTGGCTAACTTGTCTAATGTTTCTCCTAATATGGTTAAGTTTCTTACATCTTGTTTATTACCTCTGGCGAAAGCAACCCCTATCTCACTTCCAACTTGATCCCTAAATGTTTTCCAATCTTGAAAAGACATTCTGCCGTTTTTAAAATCTGTTTCCATAAATTTTTTAAGAGTTTTTGGTAGCCCTGCATAAGAAATTGAAGTGACCCCTTCTTTTGGTAGAAACATTCCTTTTAATAGTTCTTGGGCGTCCACCACCTCTGTGCCTTTTGACAAAGGATCAGCAGTATTAATTCTTAGTTTTCTGGCTAACGTCTCAGCATCTTTTTTAGCTCTGTCACGAGCTGTTTTAAGAATGGTACGAATTGCCTCTCCCTCTTGTGCTACTTCTGTTCCTGTGCTTTTCTTTATTTTAGGGATAACACCTGTGTTCGAATTTGATACTATCTCTAGTTTATTGGCAACCTCTTTTTCCGCATTGCCCATTTTACCTATTAGATGTTGGTATTTATTATTGGCTTGATCAAAAACCCACATAGGTCCATCGTCAACGGCATTCCCACTAAAGTTATCGTCCCAAAAGTTTTTAACGGCTGTTAATATGTTTGCTTTTCTATTAGCGTTTATTCTTGAAAAAGAAGGAGTACCACCTGCCTCTACTCTTTTTTGAGTTGCTAATAAAGAAGCATCTAAAGTTTGTTCTGCAGGACTGTATACAATCGGACCTTCTTGTGTGTAAGGGTTAAGTAATGTTTCTATTTCTGTAGCTTTTTCAACATTTTTTATTCCTGTGGCTGTAGTCGCCGCCGCATCTATTTCTGCTTCCACACCTTTCCTTACTTGAGCACCTTTAACTCCTGCTCCTGGATCTTGTTTACCTGAAGAAACACCTAAATTGTCCGCAGTATCAAAAATTTTATTCTTCAACCAACCAATACCTTGACCAATAGGTGATTTAGTTACAGCATAGTAAGAGACAAAAGGAGCAAAGGGTAAAAATCCTCCTAACCCCACTTGGTACTTCTCAGGTAATAGCTCTTTTTCTAAAGCTATACCTCCACCCGATAAAGCACCTACTGTTCCTTCAAGGGCAGTTGTTACTCCAGGAGAGGTTAAATAGGGGTCAGTTATAGCTTTTTTTACACCCTCATATGTAGTCTGAGGTATTACCTTAGGAGTTTGTGCAGAAAGGTTCGCCGCTCTACCTGTTAATCCCGCAAAAGGAACAGCAAAAGCTCCACCTTGTCCCATTCCTCTAGAAAATTTAGCTAAAGTAGAATCACCACTTAAATCTCCTTTTTCTCCCAAACCAATATTTAAAACATATGGAATTAAGGGTTTTACTTTTTCATAATCCCCTGCATTAAAGATTCTTGTTAAATAGTTTCTATCAACCATATCTTTTTCAGGTATTATACCTAATCTTTCTCCTATTTCGGCTACTGCATTTATGGCGGTATCTGGTAAAGCTAATATAATTTCATTAAAGCCGTGTAAAAAATCACTAGCTAACCCAAAATCACCATACCCTGTTGCATCTCTTGCACTAACTTTCTTTACCTCCGCATTAAGTTTTTCCATTTCTGGGGTTACACCAAAACCTACGTTTTCGGAGGCAGTTTGTCCTATTGCATGAGGACTAGTCTCTAATTCTTCTTTAGTTGGGGCTGTTATTTTTATACTTGCCATTGTCTTTCCTAAAAATTGATTTGGTCACCTATTTTTAAATCCACATGAGATTCACCTTGTGGTACAAGATGCCCTAGACCTTGCCTAACAGCTTCTGCTTTTGTCATTCTTATAAATTTGCCTGCAAGTCTTGCTTTTCCTCCTGGTTTTGCTGACAATATCATTAAAGTATCATATTGTCCATGTCCACTAAACAAGAAAGGATCGTTAGCTGTTCCTGTGGGCATTGCAGTTAAATATGGAATTTCTAACTTCTCTTCTACAAGACCTCTATTATAACTTAATTCGTTTTGTAAGTTTCTCAAAATCTCAACAAACTTAACCTCACTCATTTTGGCACTTTTCCAAAAGCCTTTAGGATCTTGAGCCAACTCTTTGATCATTTCTTGCTCTTTTACAGCAAATCTGTCAGATAAAGCGACTGCGGCAATTAATTCTCTTGACCAAAGATTCATAGCCTGTCTGCCTCTTGCTGTTGCCGCGAAATCAACTAAAGCACTCCAACTATCAGGTGAAAATCCTCCTACCCAATTAGAAGTCCAATCTTTTATCGAGTTGTAAGGACCTATTGCATCTCCAATCAAACTTAAGACTTCTTCTCCTGCGGCGATAGCTTTTGTATTAGCTATTATTTTCCTGTGCATTTTATTAACTTGTTCGTTTGAAAAATGAGCATACGGTATTCCAGGAGATTTAATAGTTTTGACTAAAGGATCTCCACTTAATAAAGCATTATTTGCATCTCTTACAGGAATTTGTAGTTCATATGCAAAACCCAAACTGTCATCTAGTCCCTCTATTTTAGTCAAGAACCTTTGTCCTTGTCTTGGACCTACTTTGATAGTGGCGAATATTCTGCCTCCATCTGCTTCAGAAATCTCAATAGCATCATTCATCCCTCCGATGAGAAATCCTCTAGGGGCTAATTTAGGAGCTCCCCCTCCTCCAGGAGTATACCAAAAAGAGCCGTTTAAATAAAAACCTGCATACTGATTATATCCTGTTTTGGATTTACCTGTTGGATCAGGAAGTAACATTTTGTCTATTTTCTTAGCTTCCGATAAATCTACCGCCGCATTTGGGTTAGATGCCGCAAGAGCATTTTTATCATAAGGAACATATCCCGCAGGAACCTTAACCCAGTCATTTGTTTCTGGGTCAAGATATTTGACGGTATCTTGAAATCTTCTAACTCCAATCACGTCTATCTTACTTTTTCCTTCAGATGTAATAACCTTTGCCCAAGTCTCACTACCTAAAGCGGCGAATTGATTATTTGCTTGCCACATCATTCTTACTGTATCATTGAACTTTTTAACCTCTGCTTGTGATTGAAGAATACCCTTATTAACTGCATCTTTTTGAGCGGCTAAAATGGCTTGCTCAACATTGTTTTGGGCTGAAGCATTTCTAGCAAGAGCCGCATTAGCAATGGATATTTCTTGAGCTTGTCTTGTTCTATCGATTTCTTTTGATTCTTGTATAGAAGCAAGCTTCAAGGCACGTTCTTTTTCACTTAGATCTGAAGCGATTTTTTGAAATCCAGGAGCAGATTCTCCTGCGGCGGCTGTCGCCGCTTGTAATAAGTTTTCTGGAGACTGAGCTATATTAGCTCCCATTTTCATAAGCTCTAAAAACCCCTGTGTTTTTGCTGAATCTCTGTCTGATTCACCAAACATTTCTTGGTATTCTTGTAATATCTCTTCAGAAGACCTTTTCTTTGGTAAATAAGGACTTAACTGAGCAATTGAAGCATCTACTCCAGGACCTGATCCTCCTGTCAATGCTTCTAAATAAGGAGACATCAAACTCATGTATTGGGTTGAGTAATCTTTTACCATAGAAGGGTTTATAGCCAGTAATGGAGGTGGTGATAAATTTGATGATAAATAAGGAGTGTTAAGGTTATAGTTTCCTATATTAAAATCAGTTGAGGTTGAGTTGATTTTACCATAGGGCAAATGACTTTTTATATTGTCGTAAACATTTTCAGCATCTGTACTACCACTTTGACGATAAATAGGTTGTTCCCCCATAGCAATACGCATACTTGCTTCTTCTGTTCCAGGAGCTTGTATAGGCACGTCAGAAATGCCTCCTTCTGGGGCTTGTTGTGCCACCTCTAATATAGTTAAGGTAGGCTGTACGAGCGTTAAAACGGTCTCAGGGGTTTGTTCTGCATCTTCTTTACCAACATACATAGCTAATTCATTGTAACGCTCCTCCATACTGGCATTGTCACCCCGAATAGCGTTTATTGTTTCTTCAGGCGTTTCTGAAGCATCAATTTTATTAAACATATCTTGCACACCACCTGCTACTTGACCTAATCCTTGTTCAGTGACCATTTGTTCTTGTTGCATTGGGTCAGTTAAACCAGAGGTGATTCCTACCCCTTCTGCTGAGGGCATAGGTGCATTAAACATTGGTCTATTCATTGGATTCATCATACTATCATGCCTAAGTTTTTCATGGCTCCGTAACCACCGAGTGCTGTTGTTCCTGCTCCCACGAGTTGATTTAATACACTTGGTGAGGGCGAACTAGAAGTAAGTGCTGTTGTTTGTCCACTTGGTAAGCCTTGTAATATATCACTGTAGAAACCAATCCGTTTATAAGGTTCATATAAATTAGCCATTTTTGTTTGGTAATCTGCCTCTAAACCTGCTTGATCTGTTTTTTGCTCTGTACTACCAAAGTTCATAAGTTGATTAAGTTGGTCACCTGTAAGTCCTGCCATTAACTGCCCGATACCTGCCTGTTGTCCACCAAGAGTTCCCATAGCCGACCCTAATGCTCCTTGTGTAGCGGCGAGTTGACCTATTCCTTGCCCTGCCATCATTGCTCTTTTTAATTCATCTTGAGCCGCTTTCTGTGCCTGCATGAAATTTTGTGCTTGGCTTTGAGCAAGAGCTGAAGCACGATTACGATCTATTTCTGTTCCTTCAATCGCCGCTCTTGACCCACCAAAAGCTGATGGACCTCCAGGAGTACCTGTTGCTCTACCTTGTGCCTGTGATTTTTGTATATCATATGCTCTGTTAATTTCTGCCTGAACAGCATCTTGGTAGGGGTTCATATACCCTTGTATCATCTCTTCAGATGGAGCACCTACCCCCATACCATAGAGATTTGCACCTTGTCCCACAAGACTCAATCCTCCTTGAAAAGTAGGAAGTCCTGCCCCCATTGTGGTGTAACCTGATTGTAAATAAGGCATAAAGTTTCCAATACCTGATTTAGATAAATCGATAGCTGTTTGCTGTGTATCTGTTAAATCTGCTGACTTAACATCAGGTAGACCTCCTGCAGGAGGTTTACTAACTAAATCTTTTGTTTGGTCTAATAAACCAAGATAATAAGCCTGTTTTTCGGGATCAGGTAAAACCTGCGTAATTGTTTTTTCTACTTTAGCCATTATGCTACTCCCGCTTTTTCAGCATCTTTTTCAAATTGTTTCATCATAGCGTACATCTTTTTAGCCCCTTTGTTAACATCTCCTTTTCCTGCACCTCTTACAGCTTTAGCTGTGTGTATGAATTCATTGTTACTTATCATGGCGGGAATAGAATCACTGGTTTCTGTTCCAGGACCAACGGCTAATCCACCTACGTTAGCTTTCATATAAAAAGGGTTATCCCCATAAAATAAAGCAGGATCAAATCCATAATAGCCTCTATTTGCTTCGTATCGTTCTCTACCGCCTTGAATATCTGGTAGTTCTTCATCTTTATCGGCTAGCATATCAGCTATAGCTAAACCACCTAATGTTGTTCCCATAAGAGGACCAAACTTTTTCATAAACCCTGCATCCGCAGGTAGCCCTGCTCTGCTTGGGCTTAAATGTTTAGCATAGAAACTCTCATCACCAACAAATTTATCTTTTAATCCACCTATACCTGCTTTAACAGATTGTGAAAATGTTTGTGGAGGTACTAAACTGGAGTCTGCCATTGCTGTCGCAGAACTGACATTTGGTCCTCCTGCTAAACTTTGAGGTCTAATCACTTTTCCTCCTGGATACATTTGGTTACTTGCTTGATAACCAGGAAAGTTAGCCCTTTTTGAACCTAGAAATTTGCCACTCGGACCAAAATAACTACCGATTCCTGCCATTCCTCCTGTTAGAAGAGCACTTTTTAAAGCATCTTCTGGGGAGGCTCCTCCTACTATATTCCCTGCAAAACTACCAAGACCTGCGGACAAAGCCATAGGCATAGCAGGAAGCATAAAAGGCATAGCAACTGCAAGAGCAATGGGAGCTACTTTCTTAACAACATCTTTCAACCCACTAAAAATATCTTTTAAAAAGAATTCAGGTTGTCCTGTTTCTGGGTTAATACTATTTAATTCATTACCCACTATGTAGCGTTCAGGTTCTAAACCCATTTCACGCATTTGCTTAAAAATCATTTTCTTCATGCGTGGATTAGATTCCAACACTTCCATTGGAATAACTGTTTCACCCTCAGCGGCATGGACAATATAGGTATCGCCTTCTCTTCCATAAGAAGAAACAATATCAGCGGCATCTTTTATAGAGAAAATACCATCTGTTGGAAAAGTTTGCTGTTTAAGTGTTTCTATACCAGTCATTTATCTACCTATTGCCATTGAGCAGGGACAGCGAAATCCTGATATACGCTTAAAACCATATAATAATTGTACTTTCATCATTTTGCAACCTTAACCTGTTGTTACCGACACTGAGCCTATTCCCATTGTACCCCCTGTACCCTGTGGGTGAGGAATATCTACCTTACTTATTTTTAAAACCCCTCGCACTTCAAACACTGCTCCTGTTTCTAAACTTACATCTGTTTCACTGGGTACGGCTGTCATTGTGATTTTTGTTACACGCCCTTCACCTGGATTACGTTGTTGTTCTATGTATGTGCCAAAAGCTCTCACAATTTCTGCAAAATACTGTTGTTGGTAATCTATTGGTGGGTAAGGAAAAAATGGAGCAGGTAAATTTCTAGACATTATCTTCTCCCATCTGGTCTTACTTCAAGCCGAGGAACACCTAATCTCCACATCACACCTGTAGCACTACTTTCTATTTTGAAAGCAAAGGCTCTGCCTCTTAAACGTATATGAAGTTGGTCAGTGTAGGCTTCTACAGGACTTGTTGCTGTTCGGGTTACATTACTACTAGAAGTTTCATTAAAATTGATTCCAGGAGCATTGGTAGCTTTTACTGTCATACTTACAACAGGAGTGTTAGCAGTGCTGTCCTTAAAAGTTACATCAGGTATAACTTTTTGTATAAGAGCAAATTTATCTCCTTGGTCTAAATCTAATTGACTTGATTCTATATTTGCTGTAATTGCTGAAGCAGGGTTAGTGCTTCCATCATCTTGACCGAATTCATGATAATACAAAGTATTATCTGTACCTGCGGCGATGGGATATTGATTAATACCTCTATCTACCCATGCTGTTCTTGTAAGAGTGCCGTAATACCATGCTTGTTCTTGGTAATTATACACAACGTATCTATCGTTTGTAGTACTGTCTTTAGAAGGATAAAACCACCATACTTCAGCATAAGAAGAATTATGTCCTGCTGTAACTTTACCTATTTGGTCACGGTTAAAATCACTAAACACATAATCTAATACGGTACAAGGCAACCGTTGAACAGTACCACCAAAAGCATAAAACTCTTTTGATCCCATCCAAAAAACTAAGTCGTTTACAGCCACCACTGCCATAGGACTAGCTACCGTAATGTTTCTTGATATTTCAGATAAACCAAAAGTAAAAGGAGGTCCAAGATACTGTAGCCCATGCAAAGACACATCTGTGAATACAAGAATTTGCTGTTTGGTTTGTATAGCAATAACTATTTCACTGCCTGTAGAAATGCGTAATTCGCCTGCTGAATTAGTAGCTAGGGTTTGCCATTGGGTTAGGCTTTCTTGATCGCTGAAACGAATGATCAGTGGGTCTTGGGTTCCGATAGAAGACTCACCGTCACAGCCAAAAGCGATAACATGCCGTGATTGGTCACTTACCATAATTTGTTTAGCTAATGTGGGAGCAAAGCTACTGCCAGAAATATCTTTTAATTCTATAGCTCGTGTAGAAGTGCCTGTGGTACGATCCCAGTAAAAAATGCCACCATTTTTTATATTCATTAATAAATCTTCACCAAAGTTATCATGTGTCCAATTAGAAAGGTTTGCTCCAGGAACAGTGCTTGTCGCAGGCATTCCCCACCCCTGACTCGCTTCTATTACAGCTATATTATCAGCATGTGTCGCCGCAGTTGTTCCAAAAGACCCTCTGTTTAACCCTGTAAAAGTGGTAGAAGTAGTGCCTGTATATTCTATAATTTCATCTTGAATTTTTATATAACCTGAACTTGCAAAATTAGCGGCTGAATCTACTGTTGCCGTAGTTACTGTCACATCTGAAGCTAATCCACTGCCGTTAATAAGCGTTACATAATCATCAGAGGCTTGTGCTGTTGCATTTCCAACGGCAAGTGTAACCGTTGTTCCGTTTAAATGTGTCGCCGCTGTTGACCCACCGTATCCTCGTGTTACGGTTAAAGTATTAGTAGAAATAGTCCCCACTAACATTAATTCATCTTCAACTTGTATTATATCACCAGAACTCGCCGCTATTCCTGTGGCACTTGTTACATCAACCTCTGTTTCCGAAGCATCTAACTCTTCGTTGAGAGTCGTGGTTAATGCGTCAGTATCCACTCCACTCCATGTACCTGCCCCGAACCCTGTGCCAAAGAAATTGCTGTCTAACCCTGTGTTTATTTGGTAGTTAGCTACAACAGACCCACCACCATTATTTGTATCAGAACTATTCGCCGCTGATGCTAACGTAATAGTATAAGTGTTGTTATTGACAATAGAAGCTATTTGATGTTCTGCATTTAACACGGTTGCTGTTACAGTTCCTCCTAAAGAAGCGGCTCCTGAAAAGGTTACATAATCATTAGCTACAGCTCCGTGAGCGGAATCAGTTACAGTTAAAGTGGTGCTTGTATTAGACGCTGAAAAGACCACCGCATTTGTTGTTGTTTTACGAACAGGGGTAATGTCATTGTATGTACCCCCATCAGCTATGTAATATTTTAAATTAGTTCCAAGCCCTAAATATTTAGTACCATCTAACGCTACCCAACTAAACAAGGCTCTACATGTTCCTAAAAAAGTATTTTCACTATACTTTGACCACCCACCTATTTTTTCAGGTAATCCTAGTCGGAATCGTATTTTATTACCATCAAACCACCCACCTTCATTAGAGTACGAAGTTCCTTCACGATTGATTCCAGGTTTGAATTTTAAAGGTGTAAAAGGCATTATTATCCTGGTCTTAGTTCAACGGCTAAATAAGTAAAGTTTCCTGAGTCTACTGATACAGATGCTCCGTTGGGTAGTATAGTGGCTACATCATCATATGTACCGCTATCACCATCGCTCATGTCTAAAGTTTTTCCTGTACCGTTAATGGTAACAGTGAAACTACGATTTCCTGAGCTAGTGGAACGCCCAGAGATAAATACAGGGTATCCTGTACTGTTCGTGTAAGAGCTATCAGTTCCTGTGCTATGAAGAGTAGCACTGTTTGTAATCCAACTATTTTTCATTGCTACCGTAGAAGCACTTGTTTCTTCTAGACCATTGCCTACTGCACTGTGTTTATCGTCACCCACAGAATCCACATATGCTTTAATAGATTGTTGCGTTGCTAATTTAGTAGCAGAATTAGAAGACATATTATCTTCATCTTTAATTCCTGTTACGGTGGCTCCATCACCTGCAATAGTTAAACTGGTGCTTGCAGTAATTCCCCCACCATCGGCTATAGTTATAGCATTATCACCATCTGTGTAGCCTATGTTTGTTGTTTGCAATTCACCTGCTAAGTTTAAATTACCACTTGTATCTATTGTTACTTTGGTGGCATATGAACCAGACGTTTTACTTTGCCATGTGATTGTGCCACCATCTGCAAAGTTAATTTTCCAATTATCAGCATTATCATCTCCTTGATCAGCAATCATAGTGAGAGCCAAAGGCTGACCTTCTACATTAGCTTTAATTTCTAAGCTATTTTCACCATCTTCATCATAACCAACCACTACATCTTGGTCGTTGCCAAACTTTATGTACTTATCATCGGCTATGTAAACATCACCAAATTCTGCCGAACTAGAACCAATATCTGCTCCACCAGAAGCATCAGGTAAAATAGAAGTATTGGCTGTGATGGTAGTACCTACAATAGTAGAAGGGGAACTAGAACCAATAGCTACTCCATCAACAGCCACAGATGAAAACAATGCTGATAAATCTGTTACAGCACCATTAGTATCACCTTCTCCATCTGCAAATATAATAGCTCCTTTTCCATTAGCTATTGTTACAGTTGACCCTGAACTTCCTTGCTTAAAAATAACCGATTGACCACTAGCGTTTTTTACAAAATACAGCTTTTCTGCGTTGGAAGGGTCTATTGTTATTGTATTTGTACCAGAAGGTGATCCTCCTAAAACTAAAACCTTAAACATTCCGTTTGATAAACTACCATCACTTGTAGTCAATGTGTGTGTAGTGCCTGATAAGGTTATCGCACCGACACCATTTATTAGTCTATCTATTATATCGAAATTATTATTTGTAGTAGTACCCCAAGTTCCTGCCTGTTCACCAAGACCTATCTTTTCTATACCACCACTATCTGTATATTCTGATCCCATAATTTACCTCTATGCTACTTCTGTCCAAGTTTGCGTGGATCCTGGGTCTACTGTTGTCCATGATGGACTGCTAGAAGGACTCACGGTTGTGTACTCTGTTCCTGGAGCAGGAACTTCCATGCCCCATACTATAACACTTGTTGTAGAAAGTGTACCAAAAATTCCTGTTACCGAAACATTTGCTTTTCCTATAATGGTTACATCATCACCCTGAGAAACAGTAATACTAAACCCTGTTACAGACTGATTTACTTCTGTACTTACTCCTTCTTGCCCAAGAGTAGCTGTTCCACTAACTCCTGAAGCATGAGCAAAAATATTAGGAAGTTGAGCAAAGGCTAACTCCGATATGGAGCTAAAGCCAAGCATCAGTCAGCGTCCTTTATGGTTAGTGTACCTTCCTTTACTTGTGCGAGTATTTCTTGGTAATCTGTGTTGTCATTTGCAAGTGGGACGTAATATGCTTTACTTCCATCCATGACTTTAACAGCATTTATATTTCCATCTATATCTTTAGTGTATTGAGCATTATCTATATTCATACTATAACTCCGAAATAAACTCTAAATAAGCATCATCATCATTGTTAGCTCTCCATAGACCAATTTTTCCTGCTTCATTATTATCTGGTGTCGTGCCATAAAAATTCACAGATGAACCACTTGTAGCTGTATTTATCTGAAGACTTGATATAGCTCTATCTGCCCCTTCTATATTTGCAGCAAAACTACCTCCTGAAGAAAAAGTTGGTGTCCCTCTCATCATAGGACTTAAATAATAATGACCAAAAGCATATGTATCACCGTGCATGACAGCATCAGTGGCTACATCATGGGTAGAATTAGCTAACCATTTAAAATAATACCTTTTACATTTTTCAAACGTAACTGCAAAAGGCTCATGCTCAAACTCTGTTGGGTTCTGCCCTATTTCTAACTGAACGCCTGTAAGATAAAAATCATTAGAAGCACTTGATGTTATATTTGCTACTTGTCCGTTAAACATTTTCGCATTGGCAAAAGCACTCCAAGAACTACTCGCTGTTCCTGTCCTGTCTGACCCTGTTCCCAAAGCAAAATTTATATAAAATCCTGCACCATTATCATCATCAATAACTCCTGTTGTATCTCCCTCAAATGTAATAGTTTTCTTTTCCCATGTATCAGCACTTGATATAGAATAAGTTGAATTTATTATTCTATCGTCATCTGGCTGATATATTGAGACAGCAAATGTACTAGTAAGGTTAGACCTTACCCAAAAAGATAATGTAATTGTTTTAGCATCTGATGTTCCGTAATTAAGTAACTGAAGATTTTGAGCTTCTATACCATGCAATATTCTTATATATTCATCTGAAGCTAATGCTGACTCTGCTGTAGTTATATCTACTTTCATGGAGTTAGCAAAACCTTGACCAGATGGAACGCTTGAGTCTTGCGTAACTGTTAAATGAAGTTCGTCCATACCACTCGTGTCTAGTTTAAATCTATCTAATACATAGCCAGATGTCGTACCATCATGGTCGATAGTGTCACTTCCTCTTTGATAGACGTTCATTGCACCATTGATGATGACATTCCTGTTTACTCCACCACCACCCATGTTGATGTTGCCTATAAGGTTTGCTAAATCTGCCGCTTTGCTCATGGTGTTATCCTATATGCGTTATACTAAAGCGAAAATAATCTATGCCTGTGTTTGGATAGGTGTAAGTTGTTTCTCTAAACATTATGCAAACATCATTTCCTGCTGTTAATAATTTCATCATTGAAATGGTACTGTTGTGTCCTGTTGTGTCTGTATCTTGATCCCAGTTATGTGTTAATCCAATTATTCCGTGATCACTAGATGTTCCAGTCACCCAACTCATTCCAATAGTATTAGTTGCCGCTTTGAAACCATATCCTGCTGTAAGATAGTATATTCCAGTAATAGGCACACGAAAAAATCCAGTTGAGTTATCGTAATGACTACCTTGATTTTCTGTAACTTCATCTGCGTTATAATGAATACCCCATGATTCATCCATAGTTTGACCATTAATAGTAGGTGTAGCTGTAGTAACTGAGCCAAAACCTCTACAAAACACATGAGGTCTATTAGTTGACGTAGTTATTCTGCCTGTTGAATCAATAGTCATAGCCGTATTAGAGTTTGTTGCGTCTTGTATGGTATTTACTTTAAGTATTGATGCCATTGTTTATCCTATGACGGTTTAGTAGGAAAGTCAGACTCGTCCAACTTAGGACTATTAGACAAAAACTTAGGTGTTGCTGTCTTTGTTAAGTCTCTAAGTGCCTGTCTATATGTTGCCCATTCTTTTTTCTTTTCCTCTGACAAAGGACTATCTGGTGATTGTGTCCAATCGCTGTCTACTAACTTTTTATTTCTTACTGCTCTAAAAATTCTTAATTCTACATTCATACTATTATCCTATTAAATGACCACCAAAATGTGTATAAGTTCCATAATAATCAGAACCTGTTGATGCTCTTATATCAACATAGTCAGAGGCAGTTAAATCAAGAATAACTGTTCCAGAAATTGTTTCATCTTGAGCACCATTTGTTTGACCCCCTTGAAAGTCATAATTACCAGAAGAGGCTGTTGTTATAGCCGAACCATTTTTGTATAAACGAAAAGCATTAACAGAGTCGCTGTTAAAAGTGTAACAAAGAAAAGTAAATATGTATTTTCCTGCTATTGGTGCAACAAAACGATTATTGCTTGTATCAAAATCACCTCCAATATCAAAACAATTACCACTACTTACATCATTAAAAGGCACAACATCACCAGTGGACAGAGTTGCCCATGAACCAGTGCTATTACACGCTTGAAAAGAAGGCTTTGTTGGTTGGCTTACTCGCCCTTCTGCATCTATCGTCATGGCACTTGTGCCACCAGAATGTTTTATTGAATCTACATGAAGTTCACTTGCCATTACTGTGCTATCTCCTGTACTGTTACAGACCCTTCAATTCCTGAATTTGAAAAGGTATTGTTACCACCAAAAACCACTATAGAGTCAAAATCACAAGAAGCATATAAAGCAAAATTTACTGTTGTTCCTGCCCCTACTGTTGAAGAGGGTGTAAATAATTTATGGTAAGCCGTAACTCTATCCATATTAAAGTATCGTTCATCATAAAGTCCTGATGAATAATAAGCATCAGCCGCTGTAAAAATCAAATTACTTGAATTTGTACCAGTAATTGTTTCTCTATCAAAACTAACTCCTGCAACTGGGTCATAGTCTGAGGAACTACTTGAGACAGCTCCTGTTTTAAAGCCAAGACCAAGCCCTCTATCCCTATCCAAGTTACCTGTGCTATCTCCTTTTCTTATAGATGCAATAACAGACACATAAAATTTACTCCCTGCTCCCTTTGTAACAAAGGAACATTCAAGACATTTAGCATTGGTATTATTTATAGATACTTTATCCGTTGCTGTGGCTTGAGCAATTTGAATTATATGATTCGGTATCATAATGGTTGTTGAGGTTG